TGGACAGCCGGATTATCCTCGCAGTATCAAATTCGCATTCGCGTCTCATGCTAACATTACAGCGTTTTCAATAACGATAACGGGCATAAATTCTTTAGGGGCTAAAGTTTCAGAAACTTTTACTGAAAGTGATGGATGGAGTTTTGAAACGCGTTGGGCATATTCGAGAATATTATCAATTACGATGACATCTCGAACTGGAACGGGTGCATCAGACACGATTAATGTAGGCACAGGCGACCGTTTAGGATTATCGAACTTAGTGTTCCCAGGAATGACTATATACAAGGCCTTGAAAAATGGTGTGGATTATACAGGGTGGTCGATATCCGCAGTACCATATTCATATGTTTCTGTAGCGGCAGGAGGCGCAATAGTCGACGGGGATGATTTTATTTTTTATTATAACTATGGGAACACGGTCTAAACATGGTTTGCGGGTGGTGTTATTAATAAGGTGATCTAAATGGCTCAGAAAAGGGCGAACGACATGGCAGACAAAAGTATTGTCCGGTCACTTGTTACCGCTTTGAATAAGACTGTAGGTATTGATTTCGAGGGCGAGGTTGAACTGATAGAAGAGTGAGGATATCATGGTAACTTACATAGAAAACGACAGGCTGCCCTGGAAAGGTATTTCATGGGTTTGGTGTCAGGGACCACGAGTAGATCGCTCGAATGCATGGGTTGACGACAACGGCGACCTCAATCTGAGGATGCAGAAGTTCGATGGCATCTACAAAGGGGTATTATTCGAAACACCGACTCCATACCTATATGGGCGTATAAGGTGGACGGCAAGCTCCCCAACGCTCAACATCGAGAGAAACGCGTGCCTGGGTCTCTACACCTACTATGACGACCCCAACACCTCAATTCCCAATGAGCTTGATATCGAAATAAACCAGTGGCCTGGATACGATGAGCGTATCTGGTTTTCCTGCCATCCTGCAAGCATCGACTCGCACCCTGAAAATATCCACTATGGTTGTCTGAGCACCAACCCATATGTTAACGATAGCGGCTGCGTCTATACAATAGAGTGGACACCCACTTATGTTTATTATTCAGTAGTTGCCTCGGACGGCACGACAATATTAGAGTGGAACTATACAGGCGACGATATTCCGCATACAAGCGCGTATATCTGCATGTTTTTTGGGGTGCTCGCGCAGGGAGCAGGCCCCACAAGTGGCAACCCCATAACCATAAAATTCTCAAATTTCGAATACGACAGCATGCGGATAGCTGCGAATTTCAACGCGCCTGTCCGTAGCGGGACAACTGATACTACATTCAGTTTTTCAGACACTTCGACAGGGTTACCAAGATCGTGGCTCTGGAATTTTGGAGATGGAACAACTTCAACAGAGCAAAATCCTACACATCGATACACTTCTCCTGGCACTTACACAGTCACACTGACAGCGACCAATGCCGTTTCAACCGATACTGAAACGAAAACGGCATACATCACGGTTTTCGAAGCGGGGTCGAATGGAACATCAGAAGCAGAAAAGGTTTATATAAAACTAAGAATCGAGGGCACGGTAACAATACAAACTTAAAACCATGAACCTGCTCCACTCCCCCGAGATATATAAACTAGAATCTCGGTATGTTTCTCTTTTTGATAGGACAATTAAGAAGGGCTTTAAGGGTGCAGCAGCTCCGGCTCTCCTTGCAAAGGTTAAGAATCAGTTTAGGAGTGCTACCTTTCGGGTACAGCTCGACAAGATACTCGACGACCTAGTCCTCCTAGCCGTCGACTACGCAGATAAACAGATAACCGGCGAAGTCTCGGCAGCTACACGGGCAAAACTCAGCCGTTCATATATGTCTGCAGCTTCCGAGGTCTTACCTCTTACTGAGGAGCTAGTCAGGCTGTCAGTAGAACTCGCCGAGCAGATAGTCGAGTCTATTGTCATATTATTGAAAGAAGAGGGAATTTATCAGGAGCACCCCAACCAGCTAGCAAAAAGAATTATGGAACTATGGGACGGGGAAAAATACAGGGCCGTAAGATTCGCCAGGACGTTTTCGGCGGACGTCGCTAATAACTCAACCCTTCACAGATACAGACAGCATAAAATAAGGGCCTGGGAATTCCGGGCGAAGCTCGACAACAAAACATCTATTCAATGTCAAATGCTCCACGGAACTATTTTTTATACTGACTCTGAGAGCTCCGACCAATACCGGCCCCCTCTACATTTTCATTGTAGGTCTAGTATGTTTCCTATTCCGATAACCAGGGAGATAGACCAGGCTTTAGTCTACGAAAACCGGGATTTCTCAAAGCTCAGGGACCAGGACACCGAGCTCGACCCGGATGTTATTATAAAAGGCCTGGCAGATATCTCGAAGTTTAAAGAAAAACATACCATCGATAAATTTATTCTGCAGGAAGACATCGAGAAAAGGCTCCTTAAACTAAAGCTGGGAATCGAAAACTAAAGGGTCGATTTCCCAAAAAACAGCACCAGGAGAAAACAAAGAGGAAGAAAAAAAGAAATGGTGGAAATCACCGACGTTTTTTAAATCTATTCTTATCTAGGGCTTTACAGGTTCCACAGTATCCCGAGGCTTCCAGGTAGCAATTACATGTAGGGCTATCATCGTCTCGGTGCATGCAAACGCTCCAGTAATTACACCTAAAGGGGTTCATTGATAGCACCATTTTGGAAACTCTATTTTATACTCGTCCAGGCTGGCGGTTCTTTTCTGTTTCTTCCACTCTTCTTTTTTCTCGGGCTTAGATCCCTCGACGAGCTTATCATTTATAAAGATCCCGAGCACCTCAAAGCCCGAGAGCTGCTTTAAATATTTAACTAGATTCTCTGCCTCTTCCATTGACTCTTTAGGCATAACAACGAGCCCGGAGGATCTGGTCTTATATTTAACTTCAATTTTACTCATTATGTCTCACCTGTTAACGTTTTCTAATTTACGCGGGGGAAATTTCTTTTTTATCCTCCTCCGGCTTAACCTCCGAGTATTCCCCATTCAGTAAGCCTTTTTCTTATGTCTCTCATTTCGTAATCAGTAAACGATAAACTCTGATAATGCCTTAAACTTGTCACTGGATCATGCCCTTGTCTGGAATATATTTCTATTTCAGGGATTCCGGCTTTTAACATCCAGGATTCAATAGTCTTTCTAGGTGTCTTAGGCCCAATCTTAGGCTCTATACCGGCTTTTTGTGACCATCTCTTTAGGTTCTTATTCCAGACATCCCGATGAGGCGGTCTAGGAGCTTCTAGGAAAGCCTTGAATAAATAAGGAAAAGTAGAGGGCAATTTGTCTATAGTCCTCTTTACAAGCTTCTGCTTGACCTTCTTCTGTGCGTCCGGTGGTAAGATAATCTGGTTTCTCTCCTTGTGATACCAGCTTGGGTTATCATGCAGCCTTTGCAGCTCAATGTATCGAAGTCCTGTGATTACATTGAGTTCGAAGGCTGGTCTATATGTTTTGCCTTGTTTTTTTTCAGGGATGAATTGAAGAAATTTATCGTATTCTTCGACGGTTAGGACTTTTGTGCCGTCGCCGGTTACTAGACCGTTATCCATATATCACACCTCATAAAAACGAATCCTCTCCGTAGAACGCTTTGTTATCACGGTTTGCTTCTATGATTTTGCTCCACCATTCATCTTTTATTTTTTCGTTAACATCGCCCACCCACCATTCATACGAACACGCTTCATCCATTATTGTACAAAATAGCTGGTCTGGAATGCCACCCGGTTTATTTACCCAAGAATACTGTTTTAGTTTTTCTTCGAGAAGTTTCTCATGGCGTTCTTCTCTAGCCATTACTCGATCCCATTCTTCGTTGAATTCTTCTGTAAAAAAATAATCATCATCGGTATCTTCTGTAGTAAAATAATCATCATCGGTACTTTTAGTTTGTATTATAGGAGTCTCACCGTGTTCAAACCTTGCCGACTTTGCAGCTTTTAAAGCGATGTTCACACGGTTGTTTTGTTGACCTTCGAAAGCATCGACCCACATACCATCTGGCAAATTATGCGAAATAAGTCGTTTCATTTCAGTTCCGGCAGATTCCGCGCCCCACCCCGCGTCTACCAAATCTGTATTATAACAATGTGTAAACTTTAATCCAGAATCAAAAAACGCAAGGCTTGATATATGCACTCCTTTATAATGTTGGATACACGGGAACTCTATAATCATATCCTTATTACTTGGAATCCAAATATTAGATAAAATTAAAATTCCTCTTTCAGTTTGCCAACTATCTGCAACATCAGGCAATTGCCCTCCATAATCTACAGCATTTGCCAACATCGCCCAATAATCCACCGTTACATTTTCTAAATCACCCTTTACTTCCACCCATGTTTTTGTTTCTGGAAGGTAAAAATCTGGAAGGTAATACCACGTTTTACTGCTACAAAAGTCTTCGATTTCATATCCTTCTTTTTCATACTCATACTTAATCCCTAGAGTATCAAAGAATACAGCCCATCTAGCTTCTAATCGGCTTCTAAACCTATACCCATTGTATACCGTTTCAATTGGCTTAATTTCCATAAGTATACCTCTTCACTAGCTAAACAACGACATAATATAAAAAGGTAGCTATTTTTAATTATAAAAATATTAATATTAATCTATAAGTAAATTTACTTATATACTCAAAAAAGTTAATAATTGAAATCACTACATTTTATCTTAAAAGGTAGTTATTTTAAAAAGAAAAGAAGAGTTAAAAACGTATCTCTCCATTCTCGGAAAACGTCATATTAATTAAGTTCCAGTAAACTTTTTTAATTCCATCATTTCGTTACTATTTTGAGCTCGTATTATTTTTCTGGGTGCTGTTATTTGCCCCCTTGGGTATTCCTATCCCTGAGCTGCTGTAGTCCTTCGCCTTATCTACTAGCTGAGTGCAGGCAGCCCGGGTGTTTATAATCTGCCCGCTTTCCCGAGGCACGCTTATATTATTAGCTTTCTCTTTCACCTGGTTCCTTATGGCCTGTTTAAGCTTCTCCTCATCCTGGACTATCTCAACAGTATCACGGACCGGATTTTTAACAGTATAATTTATCTTCTCTGCACTCTGTCCGGTTTCAGTCTTTTCACTCGCAGCACCTACCAAAAAAAGCAAGAGGAGCGCAACCAATAGCGCTTTTATGTATCTATTCAAGAGATTTAAACCTCCACATTTTAATGATATATTTAAACAACACTAAAATTTAAATAACTTTCCGACGTTTAAATGTATATGAGTCTCCGGGAAACATTTATTTTATTCTTATATTTGTCGTCTTTATTTTTTACAGGGTTTTTTACAGGGACTGCGTCGGCTGCCGGTGATTACATCGTAAGCCCGACGGGAGCTACAAACGACCAGGACGTTATCAACAAAGCGATTGAAGAAGCAAGCGAGAACGGAGGCGGTACTGTCTATCTTAACCCTGGTGTCTATCTCGTAGATGGTCCAGTAATTATAAAATCAAATATTCATCTTACCGGAGACCCAAACGCGATTATAAGGGTATCCTCCACCTCTTCGCAATGGTTTAAAGGACAGATCGGGGTAATATGCAACCCTAGGGAGTCTGTGCATAATGTCGAAATATCAGGCTTCCAGATCGACGGGAATATTGCAAACCTACCTCGAAGTTACGCGAATTCAAGAAGCGACACGCGACACGACTGCGAAAAACTTATTTTAATAGGCGGTTGGCAAAGCAATTTTGGAAGCAATATCAAAATACATGATATGAAGTTGTATAATGCCTTTAGCGACGGAATTTATATTAGATTTTCTAAGGGAGTCGCATGTTATAATAATTTCATATCAAACTGCCAACATGAAGGGATTTTCTTTTCATGTGTGCTCAATGGTTCAATTTATAAAAATAAGATTGCAGGTATAACAAGCGACTGTGCCAGGCTCGATAACTGTCAGAACTGCAAAATACACGATAACATTTTTTTCGCATACACAGGGGACAGTTACGGAGCGTATAAGGGCGGGCACAACGGTCTGCAAATAGGGAACGCGGGAGTCTCCCACGGGTACGATGCAAGAAATAAACCATTCAAAACAAAAAATATTGAAGTTTTTAACAACGTTTTCTCTGATCCTGGGCTTAGGGCTATCTGGTACCATGGCGGGGAAAACGTGTATATACATGATAACAAGTTTGTCAATGCTGAAGAACTCGAAACCCTGGGTATTCCAGTCGGCGACATATCCTTCGAGAACCAGCCGAGTGTCGAAATGACGGAAAAAGTCTTTGGGGGTCTTCTTGAGATCCTTAACATCGATTTCGTCGATAATGCAAGATATAACCAAACTGAGGATAGTATCAAAATACCAGTAGAGGAAAGGGACAAAGGGAAGATAAGAGGAGGTATTGTTGTCGCAGGCTTCGCCGACGTCGTTTATAAAAACGGCGTGCCTTACATCCCGGATAACGAAAGCGTACTCGTTAAAGCGATCGCCATGCCTTCACCAGCCAATACTTTTAATGCTGGGGTCCACGGGATAGAAAAGCAGATCGAGAAAGGGATCGAAAACGGGGAAGCCTACGCGAAAATGACCGTAACAATGCACTATACCGTAAGCAGCAAAAACTCAAAAGGGGAGAAGGTTAAAAAGCTAAAGACTACTAAGGAAGTCTTCGAGGCGAAGCGGGTACCAGCTCCGGCGGTCCTTCCTCGACCTGATAAAGTAAATTTCCGAATAGATCAACATATAGGAATTAAAAATTATACCACGGTCGCACCTTACCCCTCGGTTCCGGAGGGCCTGCAGAGGGTAGAGTATGAATATGATGGGAAGATCGTAAAACACGTTTTAGAAGTCGGTGAACGCATAAGAGGGGATAACGGTATAATTCACACAAATATAACAGAGGTCAATTATTGGGACGGAGATCTCGACCATTTCGGAGACGGCTTGTATATTGAAGGAGAATTCGACCAGGATAAACTAAAGATCAGAGCATATACGATTTATGAGGAGATCCCAACAGAGTCAGAGTATTTCCTACATGAGTACAAAGCTCAGAGGCTCCTAAGCTTCGATAATATTATTGTGATCCTTAAAATCTTCCTGACTCTCTTTGCTTTATACCAACTCTTAAAAATCGTTTTTTAATTTTTAAGTATGTAGTTTATCCGAATAAATTACATACTCTTTTCTTTTATTTTTTCTTCTGATAGTGTTTAAGTGTTCTTATTTTAGTGTTGTATATAAAGAACACTAAAATTTATATACTTTCGAGACATATTGGATTTATATGAAAACTAAACAAGTATTTACAGCTGCTGCCTGGTTATCCCTGGCAGGTTTGGCGAGCACAGCCTCGGCTGCAGTCTCGCAGAATGGCACGTCTGTGTATATCCAACCAGACGCAGTGAACGGGTACAATAAATTAACCCAGTTTAATTTGTTTGGCTATCTCCTAGATTTCTTGGATATAGTCAACTATCTGGTTTATATCGCGGCTATTATCGTCGCTCTTTATTGTACCTTGCTCGTTATCATCAACATAGTAAACGGGAAAAGAGACCCGAAAGCAATAAGGGACGAGCTGTCCGCTCAGGAAGGGCTCGTTAAGGTCGTAAAAATTATAGTTTATATGAAAGTTGCCTTAATGATTATCGACTTTGTCTTCTACATAACATAAAAGGAGAGCGGAAACGATGCGACTGCTTCCCATCTTCGGTATTATTTTTTTATTTTCTTTTTCAGTCGTCCCGGTCATGGCTGCAGACGACGATAATACTGCAGCTCTCAAAGGAATAATAACCGGGGCATTTGACGACTGGGTTACAAAACAAGCGGACGGGCTGGTCAAGGACTCAAAGCTCGTAAGTTCAAACAATACCGGCGATGAGGCGAGAGTCGGCGTTTTCGATTTCGTTGTCTCTCCAATAACAATATTAGAGGATGGAACCTTCCAGAAAGAGACAATACAAATTTTTATTATTTTGGCGAAAATCCTGGTTATTATTGTCGCTCTGCTTGCATTAGTGCAGATTTTAGACCCGGATGCAGCCGGGGGAATAACAGAATTTTTCCACGGCAGAGCGACATATTACGAGCCGAAAGACGTGTTTAAAACGGGAATAAACCTCGCCTTATGGTTCCTTTGTGGTCCAGGGATCTTAATCGGTATGTTTTGGCTCTGTAATAACTGGGTTGGCCGGATGGATACTTCTGTCCTCGATCAGGTGATCGTCTCTTCAGATAACCTCCCTAATTATGTAATTTTTGGGTTATCTGCTAAGGGCCTTAAAATTTACATGTCGATAAGGACGGCTATACTGCTTTTTGCGTCAAGATATTGGTATTATCTAGGTATAATGCTCGCATGGAAAAAGACACGATGGGTAGGAATTCTTATTCTCGAATATATCGCGGTTCAGGTTTTCGTCCAGCCTGTTTTAGTTAGTCTGTTAACTGAAACGGTCGGCTACACTTTAGACGGAGGCTTCGGGTTCCTCGTTGATATGGTAGTATACGGAGGTCTAGCAATCTTAATGTCTTTAATATGTTTCGTGGCACTCACTTGCCCGGTGTGGATAAAATTGTTTAGTCCTAACACATTAAGGTCAGTTGTAGGGATCGCAAAAATCGCATAAGGAGGCTTATTAAATGACCAACGCACCCCCCGCGACGTTGAAGAAGGCTTACACGGGGCTCTCAGGGACCAGGGAAAAATCAAAAAAATTCTTGATTTCCGCTGGGACTGCTTTTTTAGACCTGGAGCTCGCGAGCCGTGCAAGAGAGATATATCGAGTTTACGGGTATGATAATTATCTACTTCATTTTTATATCGGACTCGGATTGGTGGTTACTGCCACCGTCTGGATCTGCTTAAAAGACGACGCGGTCTTTTATAAAGTCGGTAATTTCTTAGACTTTTTATACAGATGGATAATGAGAAAAGATTTCGTTTATAAACATGATGATAAAAAAACAAGCGACAAAGACATCGACGAGCACGTAAAAGTTAAGAAAATGTCTGAGCTCGGCATAATTTGGTTTAAGATCCTGACAATATACAAAAGATACAAGTGTAACACCGGGGTTATTTTCGTAGTCAATCCCCAGAACGTACAGGACCTCGATGAATTTAACGAGAACACTGCACTGCTTCTATACAGCCTGCAGCCTGGTATCCTGCAGAAATACCACACGATTCAGAGCCAAGATATGAGCGACATAGCCGAGCAATACGAGGAAAGGCTCAAATTACCACCCGAGGAGCTGGGACCGGCTGAGAGAGTCGGGCTTTTTTACACCAAACAATTTTTACAAAGTCTTTCAGGGAGAGTTAACTGGGCTTATTTCATTTTCCTCGGTACTGGCTATTATACAGATGAAGAAAAAGCTAACCTGGAAGTATCTAGGATTATTAAAGCCTATCAGCTCTTTCTCGAAAATTCCGGTATTGAGTCAAGGCTCATAACCTCGCCTTACGAGTACGAATTGATAACGAAGCAAATGAGGAGCATGAAAAACATAGGGGTGGTTACTGTATGAGTATTCCAATAATGCATAAGATCCTTCCAAAGCCCATAAAGAGAAGCTGGGCAGAATACAAATGTTTTTTAAACGTTAAAAACTGGTATAAACAGTTTGAGGAGATCGACAGGCGGCTCGTCCTGTCCCTTTCTCCTACTGTTTTTAAGCCAAAATGGGGAGGGCGGTATCTATACGCTGACGGCTGCTATATGCAGATTATAAGCGTAGGAGATCCAAGTCCAATTAATCCTAATAGGCAGGGAATACCCCCTAGAAAGGATCTTAGGCTTATAGATGACCTGCTAGCCATTCCGACTGGGGAAAATGCCTGCATAGGAATTACGCAGACTGCTATACCCCTGCCTCCGCGAGACGAGATCGAAGCTCTCGAAAATGCAAGGCGCGAAAACATCCTGGCGGCTGCAATGCAGGAATCCGAAAACGAGGGCGTCTTTAAAAATATTCACGATAAAATTATAGATTACATAGCTGAGGGAATAAACGAATACAACCGGGCAGTATTCGAGGGCCGCATGAGAATGTTTGAATTCTCGCTCTTGATAGCTGTTAAGGGGAAGACTACAAAAGACGTAGACGACCTTATGAGCCTGATTATTGCTCTCCTGGACGGTAAGAGGGTAATACATGAAATTTTAGAATATGGACAAGTCGATGCCTATTATATGATGATGCCGACGCCGTTTGTAAAAGAAAGGTTACTCTCGACCACAACAGGCGAGATGGTAGCCAGGACCAGCCCGTTACGAAATAAAAACCCGAGGCTAGCGAAGTCGGGCCACTGGCTAGGGATCAATGAGGACACAAATAACCCAATTTTCTTAAATTTCAAAGACGGGAGCCTGGTTTCTGGTCATGCTATTGTAATCGGGAAGTCGGGGTCCGGGAAGTCGACTGAGCTTCTTAAGGACGATAAAAGAGTTCTTGAGATGGGAGACGAGGCTTTCCATATAGTCCCGAAAGCAGACGAAGACACAAACCACATTAATGTATGTAAAGAACTTGGTGGGCAGCTTATTAAGATCGGGCATAAGCGGGCGGGAGCACAAGATGCTGACTCTAACCCTAACATGTTCCAGGTCTTCTTTGATCCGGAAAGAATGGATACCTCATTAGGATCCTACCAGCTTGCGTTTTCTAAACATATGTCTCTTTTGCCTGATGTCATCGGGCTCCTAATTGGTGACAGTTTTTCAGACCCTCAGAGAAATTGGGTATATAGCTCGCTGGTAGAGTTATACCACAGGCGAGGAGTGATAGACGACAACGGAAACGTCATCAACCTTGATAAATGGGAAGATGGCAACTTCTGGCCTAACTTCGACGACTGGCGGGCTCTCATATATGAGTGGATGCAAGACGATGAGCACAAAGCTCCTCATGTGAATTCTGTCCTTGCTGCAATCTATAACAATACAACCATGATAACCAAGAAGGGGCCATATGGTTTCTTGGTCAATAACAATATCCTAAAGCTTAGGAATAGATTTACAATGGTTGACCTTTCCGAGCTCATTGATACCCCTCATATCCAGGACGCGATGATCCTGCTTATAACAGGGATAATAAATACAAAAATACAATGTGTCCCGAAGGGGCAGGTTAAAAAACATATTTTCATTACATTGGACGAGGGCGCAAACCTGGTTAAAATTCCACGGATGCGGCACGTAATCGAAAGGATGTTCAGAGAGCTTCGCAGTTTTGGAGGTCATCTTAAAATAGTATTCCAAGACCTTGCAGGCGTGCCCCCAGAGATGATAAACATGATGAAAACAAATTCCGACTACGTGCTCCTGCTTTCTAACATGTCGGCCTATAACATAAAGCCGTTAGTTAAAGAATTTAACCTCACTAGAAACGACATAAGGAGACTTAAAGCGAAAGGAAAAGGAAAGGGCCTCCTGATCATCGGAGACACGCGTATAAACTATTTCAATTCACTTACACCAGATGATGAGAGGGTAATCTTTGGGAAATCGTTGAAAGTTGATTCTGAGAATACAGAGCAGTCGGCTGGATTCAGCCTGGATAAAAGAGTTCAATGGGTAAAGGATAAGCACAAAGTATTTTTAAAAGACTGGCTGGTTGGTATTAACCTTAATCAGGTTATACGGGTACCCGGTTACGAGATGGAGCAATTCGACCATCCATTCCAGGCTGGAAAGAAAACGGCTTATATTGAAGTCGGGCTCGAAAAAGAGGATGGGCACATCAAAAACCAAACAAAGGAACATTACCTCTTTGTCTGTGCTCTCGCAGGCGAATGCTCATTAATGGGAGCAGTCGCAACTACTGACGACTACGGCACAGGGCAGGAAGTAGACGTTAAGCTAGTCTTCAACCAGGGTACAGCTAACGAAACTGTAATCGGGATTGAAGTTGAAATCGAAAGATCGCATACTGTAAAGGAGCTCCAGGAAAAACGAGACAGGTTATTGATGAGAAAACGCGATGGGAAGCCTGAATTTGACCATATAATTTTCACAGGAACACATGATTATTATAAAACGACACTCCGCGACGCGGTCGGACCTGATTTCTCAGCACCTAGAGGGAAGAGGCTTAAAGATAAAATACTCGCCTGCGTGAAAGCAGGAAAGAGGGCGACCGATAGCGATAATTTAGAGGACTGAGAAAACCAGAATTCAGGAAATCCACCTGATTTTAACCTCAATTCTACCGAAAGCGACGCTCTGACGGCTTAACTCCTTGCGGTACTGTCCCTAACGGGACATACGGCTCGCTATAGCTCCGGGCTATAATAAGCCCGGCATACGCTCGCCTATAGTCCCTTAAGGTCCAGTCCCTCCGGGCTTAAGCCCGTCGGGAACGATTAAAACCCACGCGATTATAAAAATAAAATTGTGTTACTTATTATTACAGAAGATATGAATTGTAATAACGAGGGTTTCCAAGATGAATAACTTTTTAAATGTCTCCTGCGATTGTGTTTTTATGAAAGGAGAAGAAGATGAACCTAAAAAAGAAAGGGTTGGAAGTGGTATGTATCATGCAGTAGACCTTGATGAATGGGACGACCCTTTCCCTGTTCTCACGATAGGCAACAAAGGGCGAGTACATCTCCCTCTTCGTTATCTCGACTCTGACATATGGGTATTCATTTCTGAAGCGGCAGACATAAGGGAAAAATGTAATCTTATATTATTACCCAAAACAGGGCCGACAAAGTGGGTAGAGGTCTTTCAATCAAGAGGGAAAAACGCAGGAGACCTTTTAAATGTCTTCGGAAACGGCGATATTTGCGTAAAATATAAAAAAGGTATGAATGTTAAAGTATTCGTGAGGAGAGCATGAATTTAGAATTTACCCCCTTAAAAGTTATTTTGCTTATGATCCTAGCAGCTACCGGCGGGATCATTGGAGGGCAGCACATAGCAGCACAGGTCCAGCAGGTCGACCAAGCGGAGAGCTTCGAGGATCAGATCAGAGCAAACGTTATACAGGTAGATAACGAGATTCAGGCGCTTAAGCTGGCATATAATAACTCAAGCGTCGGATATTTCCGGGCAGACTGCCAGAATACGCAGCAGTATATAACGGAGAAATGGCTGGCAGCGAGCCGAGACTCAGGCATGAGCCAGGAGGACCGGAGGCTTAACGCAGAATACAGGGATTTTTTAGTCGAAGCCAGCAGCATTATAGACGTTTACCTGGCGAGAAGTAACCCGGACTTCACAGAGTATGAAAAATACAGAGACAATTTATTAAAATGAATATTGAGGTTCTTTTTCTTGCATGTTTATAAATTTGCGTAGGGGTTTAATAAGGATTTTGGGAAGTTATAACCCCCTATTATGTATCGCCCAATATCTTTCTATTTTCTCTTTATCCGAACGCCCTTCAGCAGTTAATACATTCAATTCCGCTTTTAATTTAGCCACTTGTTTTCGATAACGGTTAATGTCTTCTTGAACGTATTTACATCTGGGATTCGGAAAACACCCTTTCTCGATGTCTCTATTGATGTATTCCATATAATCTTTTATCGTGTCTTCCTTTTGCTCTATCTCGAAGTTTATAGTTATTATTTGAGAATTGATAAATGAACGATCACACCATTCATCAGAACACACTTTAAAAGGATTGTTTGTTAGTATTTCCCATTCGTCGATAGGCATATGTTAAACCCCTTGAAATCGTTATCAGTTCTGAGCGGTAGTTAATAACATTTAAGCCACGGCCTCCAGATTCTCAGCTTAACCCTAACAGTTTTAGGGAATTTTCGGCCCACTGGAACGATGTAAGCCACTTAGACCACCCCCAAGCACTTTAATACGCCCACGAAAGCAAAATATTCGTAAGCTGAGAAAAGAAGGGCTGAGGGATAAGATTTATTTTTCAATGCTAAACCGGCTAATATTGGATTCGCCATGCAGAAAAACACCTGCGCTAGAAGGTTATTCCCGACTGATAAGTAATAAGAGCCAGACAGCCCAAGGGCGGCGGAAAGTACATCGAATCGTAAAAGACTCTTATTAACATAACTTAAATAATTTTTGCCGTAACTGTTAGACTGTTTTACTGTCATGGTCATTTAATAAGCCTCCTCTATAAAACTAAATTTAATAAAACATTTGTTCATAAAATTGGAGAGCGTGATCTCGCATTTTATATGGGTCGAAACATTGGATAGTAAAATCCCCGGCGGCAGCTCTTAGAAAAATAGAGCAGTTAAAACAATTTAAACGGTAACATTCTCCAGCGTCGGCAGGAAGTTCGCTTATCATTACGTCTTGCATATCAGCACCTTATCAAAGTTGATATTTTCTTCTCGGTCCTGGATAATCTACCTCGTCTAAATGATATGATACAGTTTCCCCGTTTTTCCAGTAACTCTTATAACTATAATTCTTACCCACTTCGGCGGTTTTGTACTGTTCTTCAGTAACCAACCACGGAAGGCGAAACTCCTCATTTTGTAACGTTACGCTGAAATATTCAGCCCCGCCATGCGTAAATGAATGTTTCTCTACACACGTTCCGTTAAATTCGTCACGGAGTTCAGGCTCAGGCGGGCGAATTGAGTCGGATATTATATGTGTGGATACAATCAGAAGAATTATAAATATGCCAAAGCGGAGATTTGCATAGGTCATTGTGTTTCCATCCTATCTTTGTGTTAAGTCCGTTGTTGCCCGACTGTCTCACATTTCCACCCGTTCGCCTGCCAGATTCTCCTTACTATTTCATCCCTCGAAATCGCCCCGCCTCGATACATCCCGACAAGTTCAGGATGTTCAGCGAGGTACTTCAAGACGTTACCATGACAGGGCTTTGGATAGCACCAACATGCAAGCCATTTACCTTTAAGTTCGTGAAGATCATCTAGTAACTTACTATCTAAAATATAGTAGGCGTATCTCCTGATTACATGCATGCGTTCACTTTCCGAGCGCATTCTATAAGGATTTCCCCATTTTGATTTTCTGTCAATTCTTACGATTTGCGAAGGGACGCGTGGAGTATAATGCATGTTGAGGATTTCGATTTCAGACATTACTCAACCCCCTTAACTTCACAAGGCGCGATTCACAACGTCCATTTTGCCCTGGGAGGGCGCAAGTATTTTTTGTCGTATGGAAGCCCTTCAATTTCTTGAAGTTTTGTCTTTTTGCATTCCTCAGATGTGAGATCATAATTGTATCTAATATTAATCTCTCGGAGCGCTTGATCTACATCTGGAACTGGCTCCACTATGAAGCACGGGCTCCTGTAGTACTTCCGATTCGCGACGAAACGGAAGCAATATGCTCCACGTTCTACATATTTCAGCCCCCCCGGAAACGCGGGGATTTCGGAAGGGTCAACATATTTGAATACTTCTGAGTACATCTGTCTATCAGATGCACCCTCTATTTCAAGTTCTCTAAGTCTTGCGTACAAGACTTTATTTACTATTTTTTTGAATGTGTTATCCAATATCTCTGGAGGAAAACTGTTCTCCAGTGCGTTGAGTCTGGAGGTCATTTTTCAGACCTCCACGAATCCAATGTGCCGGAATACTACGATCTTCCTGACTGACCCATCCGGCTGTGGGATTTCCTCGCTCTCTCTTTTCGAAAAAGCATAAACCGGAGTGAACCCGCACTCTCGGAGTGCTTTCTCGAGTGCTCCCATTAAGAACGGAGCACCGCCTATCATCACGCGGGTGATCCATATTCTATTGTCAGTCTCACCCGCGTAGAAAGATGCCTCAGATGCTGCTATTCGCGCAAGTTCTGAGGCTCTTGCTTCGATCTCCTCTTTTGAAGGGATCTCCTCAAAAGTAAGGAGTTCCCTTATCTTATCTTTGCACATTCTAGGCTCAACGACGAGTTGAGCTTTTTGTTCTTGGGTAGCTGTGTGTTGGGTCAAATTCAGTATCATTTTAACACCTCTAGATTTTGAAAATTCTGACATACTCTTTGTATCTCATGTTAAACTGTTTAAGCCTCCACAGTGAAGGGGTCTTAAGCTTCAACCCCATCTGCAATCACATTAATAACATTGATAATTCCATTCAGTGTGCCTCTTCTCTTAGAATAGTATGCAAACCCTCTGTGCTGCCCGAAGTGCTTGCCTGATCTCATGTCTTCGGGTCTGTCGCTTATCCAACCATCATTCGCGACGTACAAGCGGTTACCATCGAGTGTGAAATCCATTGCAAAGCCGTAGATTTCTTTTGCTTTTTCTAGATGTGTCGTATTCATCTTTTGACTCCGTGTATTTTGTAATCCCTTTGACTTAGTATATAGTAATAGGTTTCAAAGTATATATAACTTACTATCTTCAGTGATGAAAGTAAATATAAAAAATAATTAATCTGGAATCTTTTTAATTTCGTCTTCGTTTCTTTCCACATACGCCATAAGGGCAGGGATTCCACTTTCTGGCATTTACAACAACTCCTTAATTATTTCAACGAGGTCGCGCATTTCTAGCGTTACCTCGTTTTTAACTTCGTTTTTAACTTCTGTTACCACCGCTCTTTTTTCATAATGCGGCTTAACGTTCCAACCGGTTATTTTTACGTCTTTAATTTCTACCGTTGCTCCATTTCGGAGCATTTTAACGAGGTCTTCTGTTCCTATTTCCTTCTCAACTTGTGTTCTTTGCATCATCTTGGTTAACTCCTTTAATTAGCTTTGTTATTATCGTTTTCTCTTAGGTTGTACAATATACTATACAACCTCAAAGTATTTAAAACTTACTATCTTCAGTGAACAAAGTAAATAAAAAAATAATTAATCTGGAATCTTTTTAATTTCTTCTTCGTTTCTTTCTACATATTTACACTTTATGCAGAACAGTAAGACGTTAGATGTCTTACGCTTCTTATTTAAAGTATATTGAGTGCTTGACTTTTTAAGATAGTATTTTTTACCCTGTTTCAGGCACTCTGGGCATAGTTTTCTAGGGTTTTTGCCTTGTCCTGTACCTGGATTTGGCCATTTTTTAGGAGTGTTCTGTTTCCGCGCTGTCATTTTTTCAAGCTCCTTATTTGTGCGGCGAGCTCATCACTGAATGGAACTCTTACGCCAATGGCGCCTGCCCCTCCAGTCTGCACGTTGTTTCGCCCCCAGTCGTCTCCATCAAATCCATTGTTTCGAACATACCAGATCCAGCTTTCCTGGATCACCCACCATTCACCACCACCCCACGGGTTTTTGGGATTTGTGGGGTGTTGGATCACCTCGCCTTCCACTCTCATCTTATTTTCCGTTTTTGGGTATTCTGCCTCCGAGAAGGCTTTGAGAACGTCGTCAATTTTTTCCTGTAGCTCCTTAGCTCTTTTCTCTTTCTTTTCTTTCCTCTTCTTTGCCTGTTCTCTCCTATAAGCCAGGGTAAGCTCCTCTTTTACACCGAGGATTTTCTCAACTGCTTCCGGCTGTGATGTGAGCCAGCCGTAAAGCTCTCCATCTGCGTCGTCAAAGCCAAATCTCTCGAAGTGTTCTGCTATCATTCTCCACGTTTCTCTGGGAACAAATCCACTCAGTCTGTAATATGACATCCCTGTTTCTGGACACCGTCCTGCGTACTGCAGGTAGATATTTTCTAGACTCGATTTAGCTGTTGCATTGGTTCCGAACTTTTCTCCTGTCTTTTTCATAATAATCAACCTCTATAATATACAAGGCACACAACATATATAAAACTTACTATCTTCAGTGAACAAAGTGAACTTCTAAACAACTAAATAAATAAAATGAATTATTTAAATATGTAATAATTTATATAGTTAATGTTCTAATAATCACATGCTAAAAAAATACAGGAGCCTTGTAATGAAAGAACCACGTGGTGGAAATGCCGAATTATGATACACATAAATTCCTCTGCCTTCTCCCCCTGCCTCTCGTCCTGGTCTTTCTAGTGATGGCATACGACGGAGGCTTCGTCGAGATCGTGCCTATAATTTTATGTCTGGTCTGGTGGCTGCTGCACACCCTCGTTATAACTCCAGACATAGATACGCTTTCGATACCCTCTAAGCGACTGGGACCATTAGGATTGATAATAAGGAAACTGTCAACGCACAGGAAAACCTGGCACTCTCCATTTTTCTGGGCCGCATATTTTTGCCTGAGTTACAATTATCTCGGCTGGTGGACCCTGGGCGGGGTTTTCCCTGTTTACTGTCATATTTTCGTTGATATAATCGACCACGCCTATAAAGTACAGAAACGAAAAATATTAAAGAAGCTTCGTTTAAACGGCTTATTCTGAGGCTCTCTAAGCCTCTAACTCTTTTTTGTTAAGGCTCTTATACCTTGAAGCCCGAGAAATAGCCAGGAACACTTCGAGATTAAACCGGCTCCTGGTAACGTTTTCCTTAATGTAAAATAATCTCGATAAAGTCGGTGGGTTCAATTCCCTTAAAAAATTGAGTCCCCACTGCTAAACGTTTTTTATCGAGAGAACTTTGAGAAATGTCTTCATATTCATAAGTTATTCTTTTAGGTTTTTTGTGTTTGTCTCTCCTGATATCATTTTCATCGAATTCCACAGAGTCAGCGCAAATAAGAGTAGGTTCTTTTTTCACTACAAGAATATCAATTTTTAGAGAAGTGTGCGCTTTTATTCCGTTTATTGCCGCACCTGCTTTTAGTCGCCCCTCTTTCATCTCTGATGGGGCTATATCAGACATTGATAATACTGTACGTGTTTGAATGTTGGAAAAAATGAGTTTAGAGGTCATTTTTCGACCTCGTAATATCCGCTTAGTTTTGCGAGTTCTTCAGTTCTGAAAACCTGTCCTGTTGCTGGCACGTATTCGGGGATTCCTTTTTGTTTTTCAGTGTAGATCAGGAAGACCTCTTCATCAAGGGCACTTTCCAGCAGGAAGCTTTCTCCGTGTTCTTCAGGGTCGTCGTCTTCCCCGAAGTTTACTTTTACAAAACTATTACCTTCATAAGTGATTTTATCGTCAATCCAGACACTGAAATTTAAATCTTCTATTGGTTTTACGGCTTCGATGAATGGCGTTTCTCTTTCTTTCTCGTCTGAAATTTCATAGTATGATAGGTCGGCGTCTTGTACATATTCATACATCGTTTCATAGAGGTTTACATTTCTTCCATCTATTGTGATCATATTCATTATCTCCTATAACTTTGGGCTAATGCCCTACTGCAATACTCTATATATCCCCAATGTTATTTATACTTTTTGGGGATCGAATACAAAACATACCCAACTACTCGCATCATGGAAGCCCGAGAAATAGCCAGGAACACTTCGAGATTAAACCGGCTCCTGGTAACGTTTTCCTTACCTTTCTACCTACTATTTTATATACCAGGAGCCTCGAAAAAAAGATATCTCTTATTAATTAATTAATTAATTATACGAATACGTATTCGTATAAATTAATAGAGAGATAATAAGAGATATCTTTTTTCAGGCTTCCCGTTATTTAAGTCTTTTCCTTTTTGTCCTAGTTTTCGCTATCGGTAAACTGGTTGGTATTCCTGGACATTTTACCGACTACTCGGTAAACAAGCAGATTTTACCTACTACTTTTAACTTATCCACCTATAAACCTATGTTTAATTTTATAGAGGCTTATCGACCTGTTAAATAAAAAAACAATGCATAACAATTTTTATCGTGGTCATTTTATAGATATATTTTTATCTGTTAACGTTGATACTGTCTTAAATGAGCGTTTTTATCGAGGGTACCGCTTTCCCACTCGGGAAAATTAACGAAAACGGATGGGGCGTGCCGTTCACGGAAGTAGATAACGCTATCGCTACCCTTAAAAGCTCAGTGGTCCGGGTATGCTCTCGTATTGATCCCCACGGCTGCGACGTTATGGGCGACCCTTTTAGCGAAATCGGCCACGTAGTCGACGCATGGCGAGAAGGAGACGACATAAAAGTCAAAGCCGAGATAACCGACTCAATCGCAGCCCAAAAGATCGAGGATTCAACCTGGAAAAACAATTGGAGCGTTTTTGTAGGGTTTAACGATATCGATGCCGGGGGATGGGTCCACGGGATCGCAGTCGAAAGCATTACAATCGTAAATGATCCCGCTTGGCCGACCTCAACCTGGAAAGTAGTATCAGCGTCTGACGGCACCAAAAAGGGTATCAGAATAACGTCTGAATTTTTTATTAGAAAAGCAGCAGCAAAAACAGAAGGTGAAACCACGTCAGAAGAGACAGTCGAGGAGCTTAAAAAGAAACTCGCCGACGCTGAAAAGGAGCTCGCCGAGTTAAAAGCGAAGGCACAGGCACTCCCAGGCGAAACCGGAGACGGTGGAGAAGGTGGAGAAGGTGGAGACGTCGCAGCTCTTGAAAAAGAAGTCGAAGAGCTTAAAGCGTCTAATGCAAAGCTCGAAAAACAGATCGAGGAAGATAAAAAACTTATCGCCTCGCTGCAAGTCGAAAAAGCGAAAATGGTACCTATTTCGGAACTTGAAAACAGGATCGCGGCAGCTCTTGAAAAACACGACAAGGAGATCGCCGCAAAGCTCGAAAGGGATAACGCTTTCGCTGCCTTCGCTGCAGCTCGCGAGAGGTTAGGACTCGAAACAAAGCCAGAAGACTTTAAGAGCCTTTCAGCAGCCGACCTTAACAAGCTCGCCGAAGACCTTGGCGGGATTAAAAAAGCCGCAGCCTCCGGCTCTGGTTTCTCCTATCCTACCAGCAACAACCCCACAGGGTTCACGGTTGGGAGATGGGACTCAAAAAAGAAGGAGTGGGTTTACTAATGTCATACTCAGGATTTCAGCCTCCAAATAATCAGATAGTTGTAGCAGGCGACCCCACGGTCCAGGAGCTCAAAATCGAGACCGCTACAAACTGTAAACCGGGCCGTTTCGTAATGAGAGGGACCAACGACGATGATATAGTCGTATGTAATGGGCTTAAGCCTCCTATCGGTATTCTCGGATATGAACAGTGTCACCCGTCCTTTAAACCAGATACAAGAGCCGGGCTTTATGCAGCCGGAGCTATGGCCCCAGTTCTTAGCGGAGACTTTACGGCAATAAGTCCGGGAGGTCTCGCACCCGGGACAATAGGGAAAAAGGGCGAGATACTCCTTTCCTGGTCCGATGGGATGGTAATACCCGGCGTAATACTCGGAGGGAAAACAGGAATTAGAATTCCCTTCGTAAAGAGTACCACCGAAAAGAGGACCGGCGTAGTTCTTCCGGCTGGGGTAGTGGTTCGAGACTGTATTATAAAAGTGGATACAGCCGTCGACAATGCTACAATAGACGTCGGTACATACTCGACAGCAGGTGGAGACGCCGACGGTTTCCTCGATGGGGAAAGCTGCTCGGTCGCAGGGCTTGTGGAGCATAACAACGTAGACGCTACAGCCTCAAATAACACTTTAGGCGCTCTGCTTGTCGAATCCGACATAAAAAGCGCAGATACAACCGCGTTATTTGCTTCAATTCCTACCGGCTACCTAGTGCCTGATGGTGGCAATGAGGTAACATACACAACCACGAACCACGACGTCGCAGGTGAGATTTTCCTAATTATCGACAGTCCGGGAGTTATCCCAGTCGGAAAGATCGAGACAACAGCAAACGCATCAAGCGCAGCCGCTGACGTCGTATACAAGTGTCTGATTTAAGGGGGCTAAAAAAACATGACTAACGCAATAGCAGAATTTTCTAAGAAGATCGACGAAAAACTCGTAGACCCTCTGCGCCAGGTCTTGAAAGGCAGAACTCTCGTATATGTGACCCCCCCACAGGGTTTCGAGATCTCAAACGTGGAATGGGGCAAAATTATCGAAATGTCAGAGGGTATGGTCTCCTATTCCTTCACATCAGGAAATAAGGACCAGATCGACGCGACCCTCACAAATTCCAAAATTCCAGTTTACTGGAAGGAATACGAGATCGACCGCAGGATCTATGAGAGCTGGAACGCTCGCGGTACTGACATTGACGCAGCTAACGCGATCGCTGCAGGCTACGCAGCCGCAAAGGTCGAAGACGCCGCAATTATCGACGGTGTAACCAGGGACGGGACAAACTACGAGATACCCGGCCTATATCAGGGTGCCGGGGTGGACTATAACACAGCTACCAGCCTAGTAACTTTCGGAATGGCAACAAAAGCCGTTTCAGGGTGTCTAAACCTCATGGACGACGCTGGAGTCCCGGTGGACCGCATAAAGTGGAACTGGGCCGTTCCTTCGGCTGCTTATCACAAAATAAGGAGCATAAGAAACTCTAATGGAGTAAAAGAGCTGCCCGACGTCCTAGACATGCTTAACGGCGGTGAGCTAGTCTCCGTTGGTACAATCCTCGCGCCTAATCAGTCCGTGCTTGTACCCGATCCCTCAGTCGGAGAGCCTTTTGTCGATTTCTACCTTACAGCAGACTTCCAGACAGACCCGAAAAACCCCGAATATGTAAAAACCGGAAACATTGGGGGACGTGTATTCTCTGCCGGTGTCCTGAGAATTAAGCAGGAAGCTGCACTCGGGAAGATTTCAAACCTAACTTACACAACCGGAGAATAATACACAACCTAATAAAAAAGGTGATTTGTTGAAGGTAGAAGTAAAAGTCCTTTTGTTAGAAGTCGAGATTAACGGGGAGGTAAAAAAGTTTAAGAGAGGCGATATAATCGACCTCCCGAAAGCGAAAGTTAGACAGCTCGGGCTATCTGTCGCGAAATATGTACCCCAAGTAGTCGACTACGAAGAGGTAGAGGACGACACCCCAGCCCCAGGAGGTTCTGCGAGGATCGCCGATTCAGGAGCAGGTGCCGAGCCTCCCAAAAAACGCAGGTGATATAATGGTCTTCGCTACCGTGGGAGAGGTCCGGGCTGTAGTTCACACGTCCACCCTCAAAGACGAGGACATCCTAGGAATCATAAACGAGATCTCTAAGGAGATCCTCGTAAGGGCTGGGACTACAGACGAGAGTAACCCTCTGCTAATTTCTGCAGGAAAAAACGCGATTTACGCGGCTGTCCTTCGCAGGATGAAACTCACTGGGGAGCTTGCAGCAAGAGTAAAACACGGCAGTGGAGAGCAACAAAACGACATTAACCAGGAAATCCAGTATTACGAAGACAATTCAAACCGGTACCTGCGAAAATATCTCTATTCAGCTAATACAAGATTATACGGAAGGGTTGGCTTAGGAAGTGTAAACCATAAGATATAACGGCGTTGGTCTTTGAATGAACTCGTTAGATTTTGGGATGGTACACACCTGCAAAATAATACAATCTGTTCAAGACCAGAGGCTTAATTTTGTCTCTGGAAGCAATCCGTTCTATGAAGGACACCCAGTTTCAGGCTCGATTTCTAAAGCCTACGGCACTATAAAAACGGTAGTTGTTGAGTCCGGTAGCTGGGTTTCTGGAGATGCAGCCGGATACCTGATTTTATCTTTTGTCTCTGGTCTTTTTCTAGACGGGGAAACTCTCAAAGAAGGCGACACAGAGCATGCGAAAGTCTCAGGCAGTCAGATCCCACATACTAACGGCGTTGGTACTCCTATTACCTCTACAAAACAGACCCCTGCTAAATGTCTATTTTCTGAGGTTCATAGATCAGGGGAAGGAATACAAAATTTTGAAAGTGGTGATTACATCGTAAAAGGTCCACTTGTCTTCCTTCCTGGAACTACAAACATAGAAGAGGGCGATTATATTCTTGGTGATGTACCCGGATTTAATAAAACATACAAAGTGTTGAAAGTTACCGCACATTATCGGTTATTTTCCTCGATAATAGACCATATCGAAGCAGAATTGCAGGCGGTAGAAAAACGCAATGGCTGAGATGTTTAAAATCAAAGTCGAGGGCGTTAAAGAGCTCCAGGCAAAATTTGACGGCATAGAAAGAGAGCTTGAAAAAGCACTAGCCGACGCTGTTTCACAGGCGGCTATCGTAGTTGAAAGAGAAGCGAAAGCAAACTCAGAACGCGGCGGTAATTCCTTCCCTCACAGGATAACCGGGAACCTGATGAACTCTATAAAAGAACTTCGTCAAATTTCCCAGCCTGGCAGAGTGGAAAGCCAAATCGGTACCGCTGTGGAATACGGGCCCAGGCTCGAATATGGGTTCATGGGTACAGATAGACTAGGGCGAAGGTTCAACCAGCGCCCCCGGCCCTTTCTCCGTCCTGCTCTCGACGAAAACGAGGCAGAGATCCAGGCAGCTTTCGAGAAGTCGATTAATGCAATAATAAGAAAGTACCGATAAAGTACCGATAAAAACAGGATGTTACAAAATGATCGAGGCAGCAGTACGGGACATTTTGTTATCTGATCCTAATATCGTACAATATGCCGGAAATCGGATATTTCCCTTAGAATTGCCCTTAAACTGTAAACTTCCAGCGATATCTTACTTCAAAGTTTCAGACCCATATAAACAGGTTTCAGGTTTCCCCCGCTTTCAAGTGTCATGTTGGGCAGAGGATTACGAGGAGTGTTTAAACTTAAAAAAAGCCGTAACGGATACCTTAGAGGGGTTCTCGGGTACCGTTAACAACGTAACAATAATACGAATTATTCCGATAGATGCCCCTGATTTCTACGATTCAAGCGTGGGCGTCTATCACATTCCAAATGATTTTAAAGTGATATATAGGAAGTGAAAAAAAATGGTTAACTATCAGACGACAACCCAGAAAGTAAACAGTATCAGATTTGGATCTGCAAAAATAGAAGTAGGCGAAGACGTTGCGAGTCTTGTAAATCTTGGGACAGCTCAAAATATCGAGTTTACCGAAGAGTTTACCCCTATCGTTTTGAAGCCCGATAACGCCCCAGAGATAACAGTCGGGGTCCGTGAACACTACGCAACCGCTAGATTTGATTTGTGGGAAGTAGACCTCAGTAATCTTAATTTGATAAGGGGAGGTATCGACACTTATACACCCATCGCAGGCGATCCGGTTACAGTTACCGACGAGCCCGTAAAACTGACAGGTACCAAAATGGTAAGACTCGCAAACAAGAACGGCGACGGGTCCGAGCCTACTTCTATAGTCGTTAAGGGGTCCGACGGCGGCGAAACGGTCAGAAATACCGATTATGTTTTAGGGGTTGACGCTGCAGGATGGCCCGTTATTGGCAGAGTCGCAACATCCTCAAATATAGCAGATGGGGATACTGTCAAAGTTACCTATACCTACACTCCTAACGCTTCCGCAAAACTCAGCACCGGAGGCAAAAATATAATTAATCCCCGCGTGGTCCGGTTGACTAATACGAACGCAGCCGGTAAAAAATTCCAGATCACAATCTATGCAGCCAAAAACCAGAAAGGGATCGAGCTTAAACTCCCTGGTGATGACTCAGAAGACCCGGTCGCGGTACCAATCGAGCTTAAAGGTATTATCGATCCAACCAGGACCGCAGGCGACCAGCTTTTCGAGATCCTGGACGAGCAGGGGGTTTGAGTATGTCTGACGATCTACTGAAAGATTTCGATATCCTTGCTCCTCCAAAACGAATTGCCCGGATCGGAGGGGAGGAAATTGATGTCACAATCGTTCCTGCGAGAGCTGCCCTGAAGTTCATCAGTTTCTCAAAAAAATACAGTGCTAAATCGCTTGAATCTATTGATCAGGACAGCTTTGACCCTGGTATAATTGATGATATCCTCGAAGTTGTTGAGCTTGTATGCAAGCGGTCAAGCACGAAAATTACCAGAGACTGGCTTCTTGATAATGTAGACATCAAGGTCCTTATGGATTTCGTGCAGTATGTCTTTGCAGGCATGAAAAATGTAAGCTCTGAAGAATCCTCCTCCAGAGAAGAAGGAAAAAACTCGGAATCTGGGACGTCATAACCCAGCTTGGACAGATGTACGCCTGGGCGACTCCGGAGATGCTTCTCGATGAAATGAGTCTGGAACAGTTGATCTTGTTCTATCGGTATGGATGGGAAGCAAGGAAAACGAATGCTCAGGTATATTGGGGTGTCCTCGGTCAAGCTCTCCAGGGCACGGAAGCAGGGGAAAAGGTACAGGGCCTTGAGAAGTTCAAAGAAGCGCATCCGGACGCAAAGATAGTAAACGGTGCTTGGAAAGTGAGCAGGTGATTTTGTGGCAGTAGGTGAGCTTGTAGTTAGTATAATAGGAGATATGCGAGAACTTTCCAAGACTTTCGCCCAGGTCCAGACTGAAATAGATGGTATCGGAAAAAAGTTTCAGAGCATAGGAAGTGCCCTTAAAGACACTGGAAAAACGATGTCTACCTACGTCACGGCTCCTCTCGTAGGCATAGGCGCAGTTTCACTACATACTGCAGCTAATTTTGACGACTCAATGCGGAAAGTCCAGGCTGTTTCGGGTGCAACTGGATCGGATTTTGAAAAACTTACAAAACAGGCTAGAGAGCTTGGAGCGACCACGGCATTCTCGGCATCCGATGCAGCGGACGCAATGTATTACCTTGCACTCGCAGGCTGGGACGTCAACGAGATCATGGACGCCACGCCTGGGCTTCTGTCTCTCGCGAGTGCGGCAGGTATGGATCTCGGCGAAGCGGCAGATATCGTAAGTGACACAATGTCAGGTTTCACGATGACAGCTGACCAAGCTGGGAGAGCGGCTGACGTTTTTGCAACCATCACCTCAAGCGCAAACACTGATGTACACCAGCTAGGCGAGGCTATGAAATATGCTAGCTCGACGGCAAACGCTGCAGGTATGGACCTTGAGCAGACTGCAGCAGTGCTGGGAGTTCTCGCCGATTCAGGTATCAAGGGAAGCATGGCTGGAACTACATTTAATGCTATGCTTCGTGATATGAGAAAAAATGCTGTCGACGGCACAATTGCGATCGGGAGACACACGATAGCCCTCTACAATCAAGACGGGACTATGCGTGACCTCGGAAGCATCATGGCAGAAGTAGAAAAAGCTACCGAGGGGATGACTGACAAACAAAGAGATGCTGCTCTAAGTGCGATTTTCCAGGAAGAGTCCATTAGGGGAGTAAACATCATGCTTGCCACGGGCTCAGAGCGGTATCAAGAACTTGAAGCGAAGTTACGAAGCTCGGAAGGCGCAGCAAAAGACATGGCTGACACTATGGAAGGAGGTGTTGGCGGGGCAATTCGAGAGATGGAGTCCGCTCTTGAAGAACTCATGATAGTTCTGGGGAATATAATAGTCGTGGGAGTCACTCCACTAATAAAATATATCACTGATCTGGCAAACTGGTTCTCGAAACTCCCTGCTCCGGTTCAACAAACCGTAGTAGCTATAGGAGCGATATTAGCGGCAATTGGACCGCTCCTCATAATAATCGGCTCGGTTGCCTCTGCAATCGGTTCTCTAGCTGCATTATTCGGCTCAGAAGGTGCTCTCGCTACAGCAATGACGTTTATTTCTAAATCAGTGATCCCCGCGCTTGGGTCCGCTTTAGGAACTTTACTTTCACCTGTCGGTTTAATTGCTATCGCAGTCGCAGCCCTGGCTCTTGCATGGAAAAACAATTGGGGAGATATTCAGGGCAAAGCAAAAGCTGTATGGGACTGGCTACAGTCCGAAATGAATAAGCTTGTAAACAGGCTTGAATACTATTATCACGCCCTTGTTATGGCGATTAGTGCAGCCGACCTTGAGGATAAATGGGATCGCATTAAAAACCGGCTCGAATACTACTATCATGCTCTTGTGATGGGTGCGAGTGGTCTGTACAACGACCTGAAAAAGTATTGGGGTGAACTGTCTACCGCACTCGAACCCGCAAAGGAAAGTCTCAGTTCAGCATGGGACAGTATAAAAACGATCTGGGAAACGTTCAAAACCTCGTTCCTTGACAGCATGAGTACCCTGTATGAGGACGTGAAGAAAGCTCTCGAACCCCTACGGGACACCCTTGATGAACTGTGTCAGCAACTCAAAGAAGACATAATTCCTGTCGTCCTTGACTTCCTTGGCTCTTTTAGCGGCTCGGCCATGGACGACGCACAGGCCGATATCGATTCACTCACGGATATCATTAATTTCCTTAGCGAGAAACTCAGAGAGTTCTTCGATTGGGTAGCACGTCACCCCGAAATCACCGAATTTGTTGCCACAGTTGCGGCTATGGCTGTAGCTATACCGGTTGCTCTCGGTCTTTTAGCTGCCGCTATTGTCCTGTTTGTCGCAAAAGTCGTAAGCCTGTTTATTGAGCTTGTCAAAGCCGCATACGACCTGTATACTGATTGGAAGGATCATTTTGAAAATTTGAAGACTACAGTAACCCAAGCTATTGATAATATCATTGCAAAGGTTCGGGGTTGGTATACTGAAAACGTAAACAAATTCAACCAGATTAAATCTGCCGCGTTGGATTTACTGAATAACTGGCGTACGCATTGGGACAATATCAAGACCACTCTAACGCAGGCCGTTTCTGATATCGTCACAAGATTACAGGGCTGGTATAATGACACCCAGGCCAGATTTACCCAAGTAAAAGCAGCTGCCCTTGATATTCTCAATAACTGGCGTACACACTGGGAGAATTTCAAGACCACTCTCAATCTAGCTGTAGCTAACATTATTGCCAAGTTGCAGTCCTGGTACACGGACGTACAGAACAGGTTTAATCAGGTCAAGGCGGCGGCTCTTGATTTTTATAACAACTGGAAAGCAAGGTGGGATTCGATATGGAAGACCCTCAGCGATGCTAAGGACTACATTATCAATACCGCTCAGATGCTTTACAACGATCTGCTAAACCAGTATAACCGGATTAAAGCGGAGCTTTCTAACCTGCTTACTGAATGGAAGGCAAGATGGAACGAAATATATACGTCCGTAAAAACGAAGGCTACCGAGATCGTTGATGAGGTTTACGGGATTGTAACCAAACTTAAAAACAAGGCAACCGAGTTTTATAACGCAGGAAAGAACCTTGTCCAGAACTTGATAGACGGGATCAACGACAAAATTTCTTCTCTCAGGAAAAAAATAGACGAACTAACCTCAATGATAGCCGACTATTTGCCTATGAATAGTCCGTCATTGAAAGGTGCTCTTTCAAAACTCCCAAAATGGGATGACGTTGTTTCAAGTCCAGTCGCTAAATCGCTTTCTTCTACAGTTTCAGCAGCTAAACGCGCAGGGTCCTCCATAGTAAGCTCTATCGCGAGCGGAATATCCTCAGCTGCAAAAACTGCATACAACGCTGCCTCTTCTGCCCTTAAAAAAATCAAGAGCCTGCTCCCTCACTCTCCTGCGGAAGAGGGCCCTTTCCGTGTTCTACCTAACTGGGATGCCGTTTTTTCAGATCCTATCGAGGCATCAATCAAAAAAATCAGGTCCATGTCTGAAGATCTGAGAAGCGCACTATCAGTACTCAGAAGCCCTATAGACTCCAGCCTGTTAGCCGGGTTCAACCGTATTACAAATGTTACAAACTCGACTTATATCGGTGATTCGATCACAATAGGACCAAATACCCTGAATAGCGGGTTAGATCTCGAAGCAATTTTTGAAGTGGTCAGTCGAATGACAGCCGAAAAAAGGAGAGCCAGGGGGTTGTATAGATGAGCTTTATCTCGGTAACTTTTGCGGGCCTTCCGGTATCTGCGTATCAAGAATCAGAATTAAATTACCAGATCACCGCGAAGGAGCTGCAGCTTTACAAAGGCGATTATTTCGCCGTTCTTAGTCCTGTTAAAAGGAATTTCCCCCGAGCTTTCGACTGCTATACCGAGGATTACTCCGAAATCGACGACCTAGCGGACGCTATCGGCACTTTCGGCACCCTGGTAATAGAAGGCGAAAGTTTTCCAGACTGTTATATTTCGGGGTTTGGCAACATAAAGGAGCTCTGGCGGGGCTCTGGACAGTGGACATATAATATAAAATTTTCAAAGGTGGATCAACATTGAGCGAAGCAGCAGCCGCAGCTTTTGCGGTTCCTCTTATCGTTATTGATATGGTTTCGAGGGACCGGGAAGGCAACATCACAGAACATATAAGAATTCACCCAGACGGGCGCGAGGAGGTGTTAATATCGCGACGCTAACCGATAAGGCACTCGAAGGAACTGCCAGGATGATTATAGGGGTCTCTCCCCCAAATCCCTTTATCTACATGGCAACAGGGACGGGGGCAAGGGCAGAAAGTACCGCCGACACTGCATTAGAAAACGAAAACACGCAATACGGAGCACAGAGGGCGCAGGCGACCGTATCTTATGTCAGTCTTGGGATTTCACAGTGGTCTATTCTGTATGCCTTTACTGGACCAGTGACGATTAGGGAACTGGGGATATTCAACGCTCCCGTAGGCGGCGATATGTTCCTCCGGCACGTCCTCAGCGAAAATAAAACGTATGCGGACGGGGAGAGCGTCGAAATAACCATAACTAACACTATGGTAAGGGTAGACGCAGCGTAAACAATTAAACTTTAGTTCTCAGCAGCTCCAGGAAACACCATGGAGAAAGCCAACAGATAACGATTATCAAAAACACGCAAAAATTTTACTAAGGAGGTTGAAAAATGGCACTTTCAAAAACGCCGTTTCTTATACTCGATAACGTAACGATAGCAGCAAACAGCGCAAGCGCAGCCAGCACAGGGGTAGACCTTAACGACGCGGTCGACTTCGGTATTGGCTACCAGATGACGTTTCACGCAAGCGCAACAAAGGGGGCTCGTATTGACCTGTATGCCGATCCTGCAGGAGCTTCACAAAATTTCACAATCGGGACTTATGCCGATCCCTGCGACTCAGGGGACGTCCAGGTCGACGCAGGGCACCAGGTACAGGGATTTATACAGATGCAGAGAGCCGCCCGTTATGTGAGGGCCAGAGTGGTAAACCTTGACACTGGGCAAGCAATAACCGGGTGCTCTCTCTGGGCAATTGTGCAGAAACCTTAATACCTTCTCCAGGGTGGAAGCGTGAGTATAAACCCTTATCTCGCTTGGAAGTATAAGCTAGAAGTCCATGTCACAGGATTTTCGACGACTAAGGATTTCCTGGCTAATATGATCCTGCTTTATCGTCCAGGGATGCGGGCAGATTTCAGGGATATAAGAGCCTCTACCAAAACAGGGGCGAAAATCCCTCTGTTTATCGAGTCGATAGTGGAGTTCAACCAGGCGTTCATATGGTTTAAACTTCCTAAAAATTGCGATTTCTTTTATCTGCACTACGGAAACGGCGGGGCAACTTCCGAAAGCGATGGTAAGAAGGTTTTCACATTCTTTGACCATTTTGAGAAATTGGATACTACAGTCTGGCGTCTAATAGCCGGCTCAGCGACTGTTTCAAAGTCGATACTCACGCTTCAAAACACGTCACAGAGTAGCGTTTTAGAAAGTTATTCCACTTTCGCTCCTAATACCGTCGTAGAGTGCCGGGTCCAATATCTAGCAGGAAACAGGACAATATACGGATATAGAAATTATAGCACTCAGAAGGCGGCAGCCTGGCAGAGCTCGGCAGTAGGAGACGCGAATAATCAGAGGTTCGCTCACAACGGCACGACCGGCAACTGGGACAGCGACGGAGTAAACAGAGCAGGCAGCACATATAATATATTTGGAGTCGCTCACCTGGTATCCGGGCCGCTATATTATGCTAATTATGCTTACCGTGGAACGATTACGGATTATATACCGGGTAACGTTTCACTTCCAATACAATTTTATTGTTATTCGAATACAGGAGCCTTTAAGGTCGACTGGGTCCGGGTCCGTCCTTACGTCGAAACTATGCCGACCCTAACAATAGGGCGGAAGTTCACAACCCAGCCTAAAGGATTTCCCTGGGATAATGCAATTACAGAGGCAAATACCAGGATGGGAATGTATCCATCCGTAAATATAAAGTCATTTTTAAAAAATATTAATACTAAATTAGGGATGAAAGCCAGCGTCATGTTCAGACGGCCGCTTTTCTATAGCCCCCAGCCCAGAAGTCCTTATCCTCGCTGGAAATACAAAGGAGAAATAGAACTTGGAGAACAGGAGAGCCCTGCACGGGTCCGGCTCCCTATCCTCCCAGGCATGGCCCTCGACGGGCGAGATCTGAGATTCACGGACAGAGCAGGGAACGACCTTAATTTTAATATTTTTGATATCGGGTCTGACTATCTCGACTGCTGGGTCGAGATCCCTGCAGGAACTCGTATAATAGATTTTTATTACGGTAACGGAATCGCTAAAACAAAGAGCGACCCCTCTATAGTCGGAGTCCCACAGACAGAGACGGTCGTAACCGTAACCCCCCATATAGGCGGAGGGGGCGACGTCTGGCAGTTCCCAGGCTGGAAATATCAGCAGGAAATAAACCTCTCGGCTTCGGCTACCGGAGGCGAGCAGATCCTCCTCTCTATTCCATACCGTCCAGGCATGACAGCAGACGGCAGAGATTTAAGATTTTATGACCTGGCAGGGAATAAGTTATCTTACTATCTTGAGACCACAACATCGACCGAATTTTCGGTATGGGTTAAGCTCCCTGCAGATCATGATAAAATTATAATGGTTTTCGGCAACGGTCTTGCTACCTCTGAAAGTTCTGCATCGGATGTTTTCGACCTGTGGGATGATTTCGAAGGGTCTACTCTTGGGTCTGAGTGGACTCTAGAAGGAGGGACGGCCTCAGTTGCAAACTCGACTCTGATATTAGGAAGTACGGAACGTAATAGTATAATCCGGGGATCCTCTACTTTCGGACCTGGTCATATATTAGAAATGAGGATGTACCACCCGAACCAAAACCAGACCATTTGCGGGTTCTGGTCTGTATCTAATCAGCGGGCCTGCTGGTTAGGGGCTTCGGGGACAAATTACAATGATCATACACATACTCATAACGGTTCTAACTCTACAATTAGAGACGATGGAATAAATAGAAGCGGTACAACATTCTACAAATATGGAATATCTTACGAGGCTGGTAGTGTTGGTTTTTTCGTGGATGACAATCACCGTAGAACCATGACCGAAACAACCCCTTCTGGATCTATCCCGATTTCGTTTTACAGTACCGTAAATAAAGGTGATCTTGTCGTCGATTGGGTAAGGGTCCGCAAAATTACCAGCATAACAGGGACTCTCGGGAAGCTGAAAAGGCAAACTGGAGCAGTGTATTACGAGACCACGACCGAAACAAGTATCGAAATTATTCCTCCTCTCCAGATCACCCATCGCCCACAGTGGAAGACTCCACAAATTTATTATGAATACGTAAAGTTACCCTCGTCTTTTATGGGAATGGTCCCAGGAGAGCCGACATTTAAGGAGCGTCGAGAGCTTGGCGATTATGCTATTGTATCCTGTGAAGTCAATCGATCCATTAATGACGCCTACATTCAACTCTCTACAGAGTTCCAAAACCTCACAGTACCGCCCGAAGGCTCGACAATAAAACATATAGCATATGACTCGCATGGCAACCCACATTTGATATTTCACGGCAAAGTTTTAACCAACAGCCCGACACATGGACATTATTCCCAAACCGTGAAAATGCACGCGGCGGATGACAGTATAAACCTAGTAACTCAGCCGATCCCGTGGAACTATCAAGTTATAGACACCGAAGTAGATTCTATTCAGACCTGGATAATCAGGTTATTAGAACCAGAAAAAACAGGGGTTTATCCGAACACTATTATTAATGTTCATGTGGAACCAAGGCAATTTATTTTTGATCCAAAAAGTAATCGATTAGAGGCTATTCGGAAACTCGCTGAGTATGCGAGATGTATGTATCAGACGAAACTCATAACAAGAGAAATCGATGGGCATATAATCACAAGACCCGAGTTTTATTTTGTGCCTCCAGAACGGATTGACGAGCCCGTTAACGGCTTTGACCTTCCTGCCCCCTTAATCCTTGATGCTGATACTAGTAAGCTTATTAGCGATCCCCAGGTCACAAACGAAAGCGAAGAGAAGTATAATTCTGTCATAGTTTATGGAGTACTTAGCGAGAACGGGGAAACCGTAGTCGCTCAGGCGTTTTCTTATGAAGTTTATACAGGAGAACAAAAACCGAAAGTATATATTATTGAAGATAACGCGATCACGGAAAAAGGCAGCACAGCAGAGCGCGAGGCTATAAAATGGCTCTTGTATTTCCTTTCTAAGCGGGTCAAGGTCAGCATGTCTTTTGTGGACCGATTCGACCTGGAGCTGTATCAGAGAATCCGGTTTGGACCGGGATTTTCAAACAAGCTGCAAGAGCTTACCAGCTCAACACAGGTTCAGCAAGTCGCAGCCTGCGATCCTAGAGACATTGAGAACTCTACTCACCTTATAGATGTCTCGGGGGTCCCCCGCCCGGCATGGCTGCGGATTTCTGACATAAAATATCATAGTGAGCATAAACTAGAAACGGTAACTGTCACTGCAATCACAGATAATATATATTCTGTAGTTGACCCAATAGTCCCTGAGCCGTATAACGAGTACCTGAGCCCTGGATACTATAAACCTGTAATAAATGACCTTGTGGATACAACACAGTCGATAGTAGAGGATAAGTTAGAAAAACAGTTAACCCCTGAGAGCTGCACGGTCCTGAGCATAAACGAGGAAAATAATACCGCAGTAGTGCAAACAGCAAGCGGAAAAATAGTAACGGTGTCACTGGCATGACTACGGTTTACGTTTCGAGTCTTGGAACTGATGAATACACCGTAGACGGAACAGCCGACGACGTCCAGATTAACCAGGCTCTCGAATTTGCGGCAAATAACGGGACAGATACCAGCCCGGTGACGGTTTATCTTCGAGGACCTTTTACTTATGAGCTTTCTTCATGGCTGCTAATTGGGAATAATACAATCCTTACAGGCGACCCAACCGCAAAACTCAGGCTAAAGAATAATGCAGGCTGGGCGAACATCTACACAACGGAAGACCCTGGCACAGAGCCGCTTATAAAACAGAGAGTTAACCCTATCCGAAACGTCGAGGTCCATAACTTCGAAATTGACGCAAACAAGGACAACCAACCCGGATACGTCCACGGAAAACTAAATTACATTATAATGTTTTTCACGAATGCGACTAACATTTCCATGCACGACATGTATCTACACGACGGGCAAAGCGACGGCATGAGGATGTCAAATAGCAACAATCTATACTTTTTTAATAACAGAGTCGAGCGTATGGGTCACGATGGCTGTTTCTTTCTAAGGTCCTCAAACTTTATGATTTTCGGGAATGTAACAAAAATAAGAACCAACAGCGCACACCGAATTTATAATACTGGGCATGGCAAGATTTTTAATAATTACATGGAGCCTTACGCTTTAAATTCCCTGGCTGGGAATCCTGCCATACAAATCGAGCACAGCGATGATACGTATGATATGTCAGGAATAGAAGTGTATGGAAACGAGATAGTTAACGCCTGGGGGGAAGGGATGTGGATAATCGAGTATGGTACAGGCTCAAATCAATCAAATAAGGGTTTATACGTCCACGATAACATTATAAGAGGCTGCGGAAGGATTACTACAATTAATTATAATGCAGGTATTGCCGTCGGTGGATGGAATGGTGCAACCTTCGAGAGAAACACTATAGAAAATTGCTATAACGCCGGATTTCTCGTATATACTTCTGCGGGGGCTCCAACTACCCTATATGTAAAGGATAACGTAATCACAGGCACAAAAATTACCCTTAATAGCTCGAAACCTGCCTGGACGGGTTACGGGATGGTATGCCCTGCAGGTTATAATACTTCAATAATAGCGACTGGAAACGGTCTCGATGGCAATGCTAGCGGGGATTACTATGGGAATATCGTATATACTGATGCTATCCGGGTATCCTGCCGTATGGGAATGTATGGTGCAGCTCCTACCCTGATAGATCAGCTGGAACCAACCGAGCCGGAAGGGGTGCAGCCTGGAGACTGGGGCCTGGTCCTGCCTTCTGAGGGAGGGAAGTACAAATATATTTTATATCCTTTCAAAAAGCCCGAGGTCGGCGAGCGGTGCTTAATTTATCCTGCGCACTCAAGAAAGTATTACCTGCTTAAGCTTGCACAGAACGCTAAACCCGGCGATCATATTATCGCGGTCCACGACAAAAAGGGCCAATACTGGGGAGTAGTAGGGAAATAAAAGACCCTTTTCTGGTAGGATTAGAGGCACTTTTCGCCGTGCTCATCAAACGATCTCAGGCTGATGGGTATAAACGCCTTAGACTTGTCGAGAAATGCGCTCAAAAAGCCTTAGAATAAGCCGAGTTTACCGGTAACGTTTTTTTTTTTAAAAAATGAAAAAATGAAAAGAATAAGATTACTGAGGAGGAAGCCCGTAATCTTTCTTAATTATGTCTACAAAGTGCCCGAGAGACTCACCGCTTTCAAATATGACACCCAACGAAACCCAACAAATTAAATTAAGAAGTCACCTATTATTGAAAATATTTTTATAGTTAAAAAGATAATAATCACATAATAAAAAATTGAGTTTTCCCCCGATTGAAAAAAGACTTGTAGAGATGAGATACTAAATGCAAATACGAGTAATAAGCACGAAAGAAGAGATAGGCGAACTCAGCGCAGACGAGCGTATTGTCCATTGTGCCTTTAGACCAAATTATAAAGATGTACATCATATCCTTGATATGTGCCCTAAGCTTGAAGCGATCCAGATACCGAAAAGCTATTATGACACGATAGCCGAGACGGTTACTCTGCTCCTGAAAGACAAAAAGGTCGAGCTCATAGAAGGAGATGTCCAGGGGCACAGAAAGGACGTAAGCGCTTATTATACAGTCCCTTCAAAAGTGATTGAAAAAATCAAGGATATGAAGGCATTAGGCGCGAAGGAGTACGAGATCGTCGAAGCAGTAAATAAAATGTATGTACTTCGACCGAACACAGTTTCTTTCCTGGTCCGAACAGTCAAAGCTTAACTTTTTCAAGTTAAGCTTATTTTCTTTTTTTATTCATAGACGAGTAATATTATTTCTTCTTTTTATAAATTATAGATGAATAATAAGCCTATTATACTATTGGATCTATAATAACTCTTTGTTTAATGGGTTGTTTTTTTTTCTTCCTTCCTTAGAATCCGAGGCGCGAAAAATGGAGACACTAATTTTAAGTGAAGGGACGCTTAGACAGAGTACATTCGATAAAATCGGGAGCGGTCAACGATATAACAGGGTTTTGTTTACTGAGGGCAAGTATACGGTGGATACTCCTATAAAATTGAATGATGGGACTATAATCACAGCCGAAAAAAACGTCCTAATTACTCTAAAGGATAATGTAAACCCTAACGTGTTTAGGAAAATGGTCCCCATATTCGGACAGAAAAACAGCACCATAAGAGACATTACTATCGAAAATATCGGGTTTTTTGGTAATGACCAGAACCAAGATGCGACCCCAACCTGGCGAGGACATAGCGGGACGGCTTCCCCTACTAGGACCGGACAGGGTTATCATAATTTTATAGGGTTAAAAAACGGTGCAAATATAACTATTCGCGGGATTTCTGTAAAAAAGACACTCGGAGACGCTGCCAGGCTCACAAATTGTAAAGGGGTGAGATATTATAATAATACGGTTATCGAGTGTGGGCACGATGGGCTTTACGTAGATGGAGGCTCTGACGTCGAAGCCTGGGGTAATTATACCGAGCTCAGGACAAACAGCGCGATAAGACTAAGGCATGTTCATAACGGGCACGTCCACGGCAACCAGACATATAACAAAGTCGGCGACCTGGCCTCCTCTCCTGGCTTCCAGTTTGAGGTTTCGCATACCTCGTTAACGTCGTCTAACATCCTGGTCGAAAATAACTATTTCGAGGGGACCTTCGGGCCTGCAATATGGATAATAAGCAGGCTTAACCCGTCGGTAAATGCAGCTTCTAAAATCACAATCCGAAAAAATACGTTTTACAATTGTGGAAATATGAAACATATTTCGGGCGTCGGCGGTCTTACGATAGACGGCTGGAACGACATACAGATCCTCGATAATACATTCCATTCCTGCAAAGGTTACGGCGTTGTTTTCGGTCCTTATGTTTCTGGTGCTGTCTCAGCCGGGAAAGGCTACAAAGCAGAGCTAAGAAACAACCTGTTTAAAGATACTCAGAAAAGCGTAACAGTAGGCCCGGGGTCCGGTGCTGCTATCGCGAATTTGATACCGGATAAGTATACGGTCAAGTCGATTGACAACATATTCGACGGGAATTTCAGAAATTATTATAATGTGACTGGAGAGGGAGACCGATTCGGTAAGCCCTGCCAGGTATTTATTACATGCAAAGAGGACAAGCTCACAACAATAAAAAAGGCTGCTGGAGAGTTCCAAATTTTCAGGAGGAAATAAAGCATGCCCACAATAACGGACACTAACCGCGTTTACTCAACTATATATGTAAAATGCGACAAAGTGAAAAGAAACTGCTTACAAAAAACCGAAACAATCAAAGGCGAGACCGGGAAGAAGATAAAATTAGAGGAGCTCTCACTTTTTATTGCAGTAGACGGAGCCGGGGCAATTTGTACGGCTACGGTAACGGCCCAGGCTGGAGAAGGAGAGGAAACGACTATCGCAGTTTTCGAAGGTACTAAGCTCCAATATGAGGAGCAAAAAAAGGCGGTAGACTTCGAGGCGGAAGCTGGGGAGAGTATCGTTTTAAGGTGGTACCTTACGACCTCGGACACTAAGATAAGAACTAGGATTCGTTACGTTTCTTATACTTACTCTATGGAAACAGTCGAAGACCCGGAGGAGCCAGAAGACCCAGGAGACCCGGAAATTATAGCTTATCTCGTTATCCCCTGCGCTTCGGAGACAGACGCGGAGAACATAAAAAATAAAATTAAAAATACAGTTCAAGAAATCGAAATTTACGTTAAGAAAGATCGTCAGGTTATGGGCTAAACCCCTGGGATTTATTTTTAAAAACGATATAGTGAGGCTACATTATGAGGCTAGGTTTAACATTACCAGAATTATCAGAAGACGCGGTCCAGATCGTCGAAAAGATCGTCAGGTTAGGGGCTATCTATGCCATTGCTTCGATGGAGTATCAGCTCATAGTAACCGGGCAGGATGGTACTTTACTCCTTCCGGTTGCTTTTATAATCGGATTGATAGCGGGCTTAAAGGTATCGGATATAAAAGAATGTTTAACCAGGAAGTGATTAAAAATGGAAATATCTTTCCTAGATGGGTTGCTCGGTGGCGGTTTTACCGTCATCCTGGCGTTGTATGGATTCTTAAAAACAAAGGGCTTTAAAGTCCTGCCTGCAGATCTGGAGGACAAGCTCAAAAAGCTTGAATGCGAAAACGCTAAACTCGTAAGTGATTATAAGAGCCTGGAAGCTGAGGTATATAAGTCTCTTGGTAACGTTTCAATATATGAGGCTGGGAAGATCCTTAAGAGAGGCGCAGAGCTCAAAGCAGGAGGTTATACAGAGGCAGAGCTCCATGAGCTCGGCAAAATGGTCCTGGACGCAGTAAAAGATTAACGACAACAAGAAATATAATATTTATTTTCCTTTTACTGATTTCTGCAGAGAGTCGAGGCGAGCTTTTAATTCTTCTATCTCGTCTCTCATTTTCTGTATTTCCTTGTAACTTTCATATCCTCTTTTAAATTCTGCGATCGCCAACTCGGTTATTTCCGAAGTCGAAACGAAGTCTTTATTATTGACCCTGTCAAGCATCCAGGTTTTTAAATAAGGGCTTATGGTCGCGCTTAACTTTGCCTTCTTTAAACTTTCCTCCATACACTTTCCTCCATACTCTTTCCTCCATACACTTTCCTCTATAACGAAAAATAAAACTGGTTTATAATAAGAACCTATCCGTTTTTAATGAGATCTGTTCTAACAAACTAAAATAATGTTAATCTTATTAACTTCTACTAAGACTTCTACTAAGATATGTATAAGATTATAGGCACATTTAATAAGATTTATATAGGATATCAGCGTATAGAGTAAATACACCTCTGAGAGGTACACACAGAACAGGAGGCTTTATTATACCAATAACAAGCGTGTATTTAGTACAGGAAGCAGTGGACGATGTAGAGCGATTTAAAAAGCACTTCGGCCACAAAAACCAGAGCGAGACAATCAGATATATTATATACAAAGGTCGCCAGGCGATCAGAAAAGAAGAGGGTCTCTAAATAACAATGATACCCCGGAGTTTTAAAAAAGCGTTTCCCCCGCGATTTTAGACTCCGGGTGTGTCAGATGAGACACCAATCATATCATATTAATTGAATATGTATTTAAAGGTATCGACAATGTTGTCGATTAACCGAAACATTGTAGAAAATAACGATAAATGCTTCCTAAATTTGCATAAGTCCAAAACACCAGGATAAGGAGCCCCTCGGGGCTCCCACCATGTAGCCGTTAATAAAAACGATAGGCACCCTAAAAGGGCCCGGTTCGAATCCAGGCGGCTGCACAAAATAATAAAAGTACAGGAGGGATCGCAAAAAACCAGCAACCGAAACCACCAGTACAAAATCACATTAAAAAAATAAGTCAGCAATATCTCTTTATTTTAAGGTAAAAACTCGCCCCCGATCCTGGGGGCCTTCTTACTCCCGTGGGTAACGGTCAAGCCAGGGGGGCTTTGGACCCCTCGACCCTCGGTTCGAATCCGGGCGGGAGTATCCAGCAACCTTTCTAGCACTTCCCCCGCGTGCTTAAAAAATTACGAGATGATGTCAGATGAAGCCACCCGTCAGCGATATACTACAGACCAGACCAAAAGTTAAAAAAATTAAATTTGATCTGCTCCAGGATCTCCCGGACTCCGTGGGGTCCAGGTTCGAAGATGATAAAAAAGTTTATTTTAGAGAAACCGATTTGACCGGCATACTGGACGCTATCGGGCAGGTACTACGGACCGAAAGCGAGCCAGAAGAAAACGTCGTTTATGATCTTCACATTATGGGGATCATGCCGACTGAGTTAGGGGCCCGCGTAGCTGCAAATATGCGGCTATGGGATGATATAAAATCCCTAAGTTTCGCAACTCCTCGCCGGTCAGAGTCATTGATTTTTGACACTATTTTGTAAAACCTCAGAGAGTGGAGACTATGGAAGCAGAGAACAGAAACGGAAGAGAACAGCTAAATAACAGCTTTGAACAGGCTTTGAAAATACGCGACCTCTGCCTGGCAGATTATACCGAGGAGGGGTCCGAGAATGTTTGAGGAAGAAAAGGCACTCAAAGAGCTTAAGGGCCTGCACCCTGAAATTAATATAAGTCCTTCAAAAGCCACGGCAAAAATGAAACTGGCAGAAAATACTGAGGTCCATATAGACCCGTCGGTTCCCTGTCAGGACTGGCTAGTTATTGACCTAAAAAGCGGGAATTTCAGCCGAGCTAAAGATGCTAACATATCAATCGAAGAAAGGCTCCAGCTCTTAGAGCTGTCCGAGGACCTGGAAAGGGTTTATACTCAGGGGGTCGCAAAATGACCCCAACCCCTGAAAGTGCGTCGATCGCATACCATAACGGGATTTTATGCGAAAACATGCTAAAAGAAAAACTGCCAGAGTTCGAATATTTAGGCGAAGAAATCGACGGTATACTCACTTTTAACGGGAAACCGGCCGAGGTAAAGAGCTGCCAGAGGACAATAAATAGTTACACGGGCGAGAGATCCGGGCGTTTTTGGTTCAAAGGCTCTCAACACGATGAGCTAATCGAAAACGACGGGGTTTATATTCTCCTGGTCCACGAAGGCGAGAAAGTTGTCTCGACTCGGATTATAAAAGCTTCTTTATTATTTCCTCAATTCCAGGGGGCGAAGACTGTTTCCTGGCCTGCTTTATTTGATAGGATCTCAATTTCCACGGAGACAGCTCCCAGGGTAGCGAGGACCGCATAAGGGGGAAGGGGGCCTGCGCCCGCGGTATGCCGAGAAAAAAGCACTATAAGCGGGCTATTTCAAATAATAATCATTATAATAGCACTATCTGAAAAACGTATAAATATGTGTAAGATGGTTCTATATTTGAGGCTTAGGGCCTCAATAATCCCCCGATGGATAGGAGACACTGGAAAATTTAGAGAGCGTACACTCTCGGGTTTAAGACCTTAAAAAATAGGCAGTTTAGCGGGCTTTATGGTGCCAGACCTGGAGCCACCCTTCGCAACCACCATAAACCCCGCTCTTAATATCAAAATAACCTTTTTTATTATTTAAAACTTCCGTGAATGACGTTTTTATTTATAGAAGTTTTTCTAAAAATAAAAGGTTAAAAATAACGGAAACAGATAACGATTTTTGAATAATATAATTCCTCTATATTATATAATAGGTCTTTATTATATTGAATAGGTGTTTCGATTTATTGGAATGTTTCACTTTCAGACATAAATAGAAAGTTTTATATATGATACGTACATATGTACGTATTGTAATAATATAAGAAGGTGGTACTAATGTCTAGGAAAGGAACCAAAACAATAACAGTAGACGAGGAGTTTTATGCATCTCTGCGGCAGATCGCAGATAGAAACAATTTGCATATTAACAAGCTCGTAGAGAAGTTCTTTAAGCAGAATTTTCCCAGAGACTTCCCAGAGAAGGAAATAGTATAACCGATTATACTAGGCAGTATAGATTATGATTATACTGTCTCGTATAATTGTAGTTTATACGAAGTCGTATAATTAACGTTTATATGACTTCGTATACCGACTAGCAACTAAAAACCAGACATGGAGCCAATTTAAATGAAAGAAAAGAAAGGTATAAACTTAAATGAAATTATAACTAATCAGGACGCCTCGCCGGGTTTTACCCTGGAGGGGGAGGTCGACGCAATACTACCAGAGAACCGGGTAAAAATTCAAAGGTCTTTCCAAATCGAAAAATGGATATGGGACGCCGCCGAGCACTTACCAGAAAGCAGGTCCTCTATTATACGGAATGCTCTTTTAGACAAAATTACGGCTTATAAGTCCGAAATTCCCCAGCTTCAAGACGATATAAGGAAGATAGACGAGCAGTTAGAAATGCTTCATGCACAAAGGGCCGCGAAGCTTCACAGAATTAAGGAGCTCGAAGCCCAGGCAAGTAAGCAGCAGGAAGAAGCACAGCTCGCAAAAATCAACAGGGAACAGGCAGTCGTCGAAACTATGAATATACTGGAACTCCACCGACGCAATATGGGAGCTCATCACTTTAAGAGGCTGGAGCAGCTTACCGGCATACCTGCAAAAGATATTAAGGCGTTTATCACTGAACATAAGTACAGACCTTCGGAAGAGGAGGTCAGATTCTTTTATAATCTGTAAAATCTGTAAAAATCCTGGAGCTGGTGCAATGGAATATAATTTTAAAACCCTAGCGGAGGTTACCTTCCCTAAATTTTTTAGTAAAGATCAGGTTTTCAACTTCGCGAAACCTGGTGAGAAAAGAGTCCCCGGTAACTACTGGGAAGAACTTTTGAAATTATGCTATGAGTACCCAGAGAGTAAAAGCTTATACGTAGAGTATAGACATGTCGAAAATTACGACTTAGACCTTGCGAAGTATCTAATAAATAACCCGAACACGTTTTTTAGCGCAGCTAAAGAGGCAATCGCTAGTATGTCTTTTCCGACTACAGACCTGCCAGATATTGAAGTCCGTATAACTTCCATGCCTGACGCATGGCAGATACCTATAAGCAGGCTCAGGAAAGAACACCTTAATAAGCTGATATCGGTCCTCGGCGTGGTCTCTAAAGCCACGGAGATAAGACCAGTCAGGACTAAAACGGCTTTTCAGTGTCTACGCTGCGGACATGTTACAATAGTAGAGCAGAGCGAAGAGACAGACGCCCTGCAGGAACCTTTCGCGGGCTGCGAAAACGACACCTGCGGAAAGAAAGGGCCTTTCAAGATCAAAGAGGATGAAAGCGAATATATCGACTATCAGATACTAAAGATCCAGGAACCACTAGACACGCTCAGAGGCAGACAACCCGAGTTTCTATACGTTGCCTGCAGCGAGGAACTTGCAGGAGCCTGCAAGCCTGGCGATAAAGTCGTAATCGTCGGAGTCCTGCAGGGACGCCCGAGGGTAAAGAAAGACGGAAAAAGAACAAGGTTTCTAGATTTTATCCTGGTGGCTAACTCGATAATGAAAAGTACCAGGGATTTCGAGAACATCCCGATAAGCCAGGAGGAGGAAAAGCAGATCCTCGAGCTTTCGAAGAAGCCGAACATCGACAAAATAATTTATAACTCGATCGCGCCTTCGATCTTCGGGATGGAAAACGTTAAGCAGGGCGTCGCTTTACAGCTATTTTCAGGGACCGGGCGGCGGCTTAACGACGGAACGTGGCAGCGCGGGGACATTCATATTCTATTAGTAGGCGACCCAGGTATCGCAAAAAGCCAGATTCTAAAATTTGTTGCCGATTTCGCACCACGGGCGATAATGGTTTCCGGGCAGTCTGCGAGCGGTGCCGGGCTTACTGGCGCGGCGGTACATGACGATTTCGATGGTAGATGGGCGATAGAAGCCGGGGCCCTCACTATGGTAAGCGGGTCCGAGGACTTCGAGGGCGGTATATGCTGCGTTGACGAAGTCGATAAAATGAAAGAAAATGATAGGTCTATGATCCACGGAGCATTAGAACAGCAATGCGTCGACATCGCTAAAGCTGGAGTCTTTGCACACTTGCCGACTCAATGCGCTTTCCTTGGAGCTGCAAATCCCAAGTATGGGCGGTATGATCAATACGAAAGTATAGCAACTCAATTTAATCTGGGGGACGCTCTCCTCTCCAGAATGGATTTACTTTATGTTATCCGTGACGTGCCAGACCAGGCTTTCGACGAGAAGCTGGCCTTATACGTCCTGGACGAGAGGACCGACGGAAACGGGCCGGGTTTAATAGATCTTGAATTGCTCAGGAAATACATAGCTTATGCGAAAACACACTGCTTCCCGGTAATGACGCCAGAGGCTAGGGACTACATAGCAAAATTCTACGTGTCAACCAGGAACGCAGGCAGCAAGGTAAAGGACTCCGTACCCGTGACGGTTAGAGCTCTACATGCAGCCCGAAGGCTCGCAACAGCTCACGCAAGAATGAGGTTATCCTCTACCGTGGACCTAAAAGATGCTGTCGCAGCCTGCAAGCTCCTAATTGACAATTTAAGCCAGGTAGGAATCGACCCGGATACCGGGGCCTTAGACGCTACTGTCCTGGAGGCAGGGACGTCAGGGAGTCAGAGGTCAAACATAAAGAAGATCAAGGAAATCATAGAGAGACTCTCTAAAGCCGATATAGTACACCAGGAAGCAAAGCTCGACAGAGTCATCGAAATGAGCCTGGAGGCTGGCATAAAAGACCCTGAGGGTTTAATTAAGAAGATGAAGCAGAAGGGCGATATAATAAGCCCGACGCAGAGCACCTTAAAATTAGTAAAATAAACTCTTTTTTGTGAGCCAGAAGGCTCACCTCGTCCTTTTCCTGGGGATTTTAGGGCCTTCCAGGTATAACCCTTTAACCATCTTGAAAAAAGCTCTTAAATCGCCTGAGAATAAACAGACCTGGAGAGAGGGAGGCGCGACCCTTCCCCCTGGACCAGGAGGCATATTTTAAATGACCAACTTAAAAGAGGGCGTCTATTTATTATAAAATTTTCTCATGGAGGGCCTGCAGCTATCGAATTTAATTTACAAGTATGTATAAATATTTAGGAATATAATATCCTGTCAGTTAAAAGCCAAAACTATTTAAAGAGATATTATGAAAAACGATAACAGCAGAACAGAAGATTACGCGGATTTTTCGACGCGGGATAGATTGTTAAGGGCCAACTCCGAATTAATATACAACCTGCAGAAAAGAATCAATGTAAAACGCTTTAGGGTCCAGGAAGGAGATAATACAAAACTCGGATATGTTCGCGCTTTCATCCAGGCTTTACAGGTCCAGAACGCTATATTAAAGGATGCAGAACTCGACAAGCTGCGGGCCGAGATCCAGGAACTCAAGGAGGCTATTAAATCACAATCGCAGCACTAAGGAAAGAAATAGCCGACATTAGAAAAGCGGTCATAAGGACAGAGGACCGAGTGATCCACCTACCGGTGACCCCCGAGACGATCAGGGCATCGAAGGAATGGGAGCACGCGAGGGCCAGAGCAGAGAAGAGGATCAAAAAGAGCGGGATCTCAGAGTCCGAGCTCAGAGCTGCAGAAACCCTTAACTATGTTGTAGACCAGGAAGTCCTGGCGACCGTTCACAACATTTTAAAGGCGGCCTGGAACGCTACACACCCAGAGGACGACCCTATTAATATAAAATTTTGTTTTAAGTAAAATAGGCACCTCTTAACATCTATACACGAATATTTATTTTGTTAACGGTGTTACTATAAGTAATGATGATGAGCTGCTTGCCAGCACCCCCCGTGAATGTTTCCCCCGCGAGCCTGGCTTATTCGTTATCTTGTGGTAGGTGGTACCCTGCCGATCACTTGCTTTTATTAGACTCTTATCTGGTCCAGGTAGCCGCAGGCGTCATTAAAAACCTAATGATTTTCATGCCCCCGCGACACGGAAAGAGCGAACTAACCTCGAAATTCTTTCCTGCCTGGTACCTCTCGAAGTATCCAGACAGAAGGGTTATCCTGACAAGTTATGAAGCGGATTTTGCAGCCTCTTGGGGCTATAAGGTCCGCTCCTTGATCCAGGAACACGGACCGACTAAACTAGGCATAGAAATCGCTTCTAATTCATCTGCTAGGGATCGTTGGGACATACAAGGACATGCTGGCGGGATGATGACCGCAGGAGTAGGGGGAGCAATCACCGGAAAGGGTGCAGACCTGCTTATAATCGACGATCCGATTAAAAACGCAGAGCAGGCACTGAGCAAGAGATACAGAGACAAGACCATGGACTGGTTTAAAAGCACGGCATTTACGAGACTGGAGCCTGGCGGGTCCGTGGTCATTATTCAAACTCGATGGCATGATGCCGATTTGTCCGGGCAGCTCCTCAAAGATGAGGCGCATAAGTGGACCGTTATTAACCTGCCAGCTCTAGCAGGGTCAAACGATCCGCTAGGCAGGAAACCCGGCGAGGCACTCTTTAGGCAGAGATTCGATGAGGCAGCACTCAAAAATATTAAAGAAACCCTCGGGCCTTATTGGTGGGCTGCACTCTACCAGCAGGCACCCCAGGACGAAGAGGGCGCAATTTTCAAAACTCAGTATTTCCGGTATGCTACCCTAGAGGGCGGAGTGGTGGACCTAGGGGAAAGGAAATTCTTGTATGATGACTGCGAGATTTTCCAGACCTGCGACCCTGCAGCGACAGCCAGCTCAAAGGCTGATTATTTTGTCCTTGCGACATGGGCGATGACTCCAGACAATGACCTGGTATTACTTGACTTATTAAGGCTCAGGCTCGAAAGCCCGGACCAGGTAAACCTATTCTGGCAGCAGTATCGTAAATGGAGACCCTCTTCGCAATGGGTCGAAAGCGTGGGAGCTGGTAAAGTTCTCTATCAGTTTCTTGATAAAGAGGGCCTGCCAGTTAAGGAGCTTAAGCCAGGGACTAGGGACAAAGTAACGAGGGCTATACCTGCAGCCGCTCGAATGGCTGCCGGGCGTATATTCTTTCGAGCTGAGGCTCCCTGGGTCCAGGATCTCGAAGACGAGCTCGTCGCTTTCCCTTACGGAGAACACGACGACCAGGTCGATAACATAAGCTACGCTTTCCAGGTAGTGATAGAAAGCAAAAAGAAAGTAAAGAAATTTAATTACTCATCTATGAGTAAATCCAGGAAAAAGAGATAAGGCACTCGATAACGAAACGAAACAAATTGATAGAAACGTTTAAATAAAAGATACCAAAAAAAGAGGTCTCTTATTAATTAATTAATTAATTATACGAATACGTATTCGTATAAAGTAATAGAGAGATAATAAGAGATATCTTTTTTTAAAGGAATCAAGTATAAAAGGTTTTTGTCTAGGTGTTCCGTCATTGTGGATTTGTGGAGGTCTGAAAACGACCTCCCCAAACTCTTCGAAATTACCACAAAACCTACTTGTTAACAAACCGAAGAGTTAGAAACTATAAGTGTAAAGACTGCGCGAGACACTTTACTGTGAGATCGTAGAGGAGGACGAATAATTATGAAGAGTAGAGAACAATACATCAGACCCTACCTTGACGAAGCCAACAGAAGATACGATGAAATGATTGATGAGCTGGTTAGTAAGTATAAGACAGACGTGGAAGAGGAGGAAGATTTAGACGAAGACTAGGGAAGAATACATTAGGGCTCTAAATTCTTCAGAAATTACTGCAAAACCAACTTGTTAACAAACCGAAGAATAAAAACGCTATCGGTAGATATTTACACCCTTAAAAAAACCATTGTCGGGAGAACTTGCTATATTTATATAAATGTTTTTGGTGCTTAGATAAACTCAAAACATGAAAAAGCATAATATAAAAATAGGTTAGATAAAACAATAATACATTTTCGATGTTAGGGCAATTTTTATTACTCTTTTCTTATTTTAGGAAGCAATTAAGGGCTAATCCCCGCCATTTCAATGGTGGGATACAGCCCTTCAACTTCCTAACATAATAGCGTTAAATTAATATACACATGGTTAAAAAAGCAGATTATGGAATGGTCATCTCTGGAATCCGTCTATGATACAAAAAGATATAAATAATAGGTTAGCCTAATTATCAGTTGGTATTTGGTTTCGAAGCTATCCGAAATGTCAAAATCAAAAAAGCTTGTTTGTTTTATGGTTTTCTGTCCTCCTTGGGTTATTTCGGAGGACAGAAAACCATTGAAGCGTTAGAATCGTAACCCTTTTGTATAATCAGATATAATAATAACATATTATTATATTGACCACCCAATTTAAGCGTACTTATCCGAAAAATATAAATTAATGTAGAGACAAATACATCCTTTGACGAGGGATGTATCCGTCGGTGGATTCACGATATCTAATGCCTCGGGACTGATTGGAGCCAGCCCCAGGCTTTCTGTTCTCCTTTTTCCATTTTGGTTTTTTAATTCTCTATGATCTTTATGCTTTTGTTGTACCACTGGAGACACACAAATATTTTTTGTGCCACTCGAAATCTATTTATACCTTTCAAATTGTATATACAATTATCAGTTTTGTTGAGAAACTGATAATGTTAGAAATGTCTGAGTGAAAAAGGCATAAATATTAGGTTAGCCTAATTATCAGTTAGGCTGTGCAGTTTTTCGGCTCTTTGGAGATTGGCGCCTCCAAAGGGTCTACTTACCTTATTCTGTATTGCTTCTCCTGTTCGCTTTTTTGTTTTCTCATGTTTTCTTTTCTTTTATGTTTACTTTTTTGTGTTTCTCAGGCTCACTGTTAAACGCTCTGGTTAATCTTGATATATCCGTTTTCCTGATCTTAATCTCATTTTCTAGTTTTTATCTAGCTTAACATTTTTATACGATTTTTTTTATACAAGCAAACGCATAATATGTTTAATAGCGTGAACAGATGAAAAACGAGGTTTCCCCCGCATGGCTTCTAAAACGACAACCGCAGCAAAGACCGCAGGCTCTAAAATCCGGCTGGGTGCCTCCCTTAATGTAACAAAGCGGGACGACAAAACCAGCACTATAGGCGGTATTTCAAATTTCGACACTAATAACCGTTTCAGATATTATCAGCAGCTCAGCACGGCTTCCCCTTACGTCTCTGTCCCTCTTAACAAACTGGGCCTTATGCTGTCTAAGGGGATGAGCGCAGACAGCAAGAAAAAAACCCTAATTAAAGAGTTTGAGACCTGGAGGAAGAAAGCAAACCTTAACGAGCAGGTCGCCACGATCGGGCGGTTACTATGTCGAGACGGTATAATCATCGGAAAGCCTGCCGGGGATGAAACCCATTTCACGCTATACCCTTTATTAATGCCTTATACCACCGTACTACCGGAAGGAGTAAAACCAAATGACAGACCTACCGATGTGATGCAGGCACCTATCGCCACTGTAGTGATAAACGAGGGCTCTACATCTCAGAAGACCATCGACCCTTCCGAGCTAATCATCGGGAACTTAAACCCCTGGGACTACGTGCAGGAAGACATTAAGCAGCGTGAAACAATCGGGCTCTATGGGTCCAGCTTACTCGATCCACTAGAGCTCAGTATAAGAAACCTGCTGAATATCAATAAGGGGTATGTCTCTTTTGTGAAACGCTATGGGATGGGGCGTTATCATTACGATCATGTTATGCTCGAAAAGCTCGTCGAAGCTGAGATCATAACCCCTGAGGACGCCGGGAAGCTTCACGACGAATGGCTCGAAGATAATAAAAACCTCTCAGAAAACGAGGACATCTCTGCAATCGGTTTAAAGGTTATTCCGATCGACGCAAAAGGCAGCCTAGACGTCATGGGCTTTAAGGAGTCGCTAGAAACCGAAATCCAGCTCGGGTTATTCCAGACCCCCTTAACTATGGGAAAGGCTAGCGGGACAACCTACGCGAGCGGCTACCTTGTAGAAGAAGACCGGCTCGTCGTCCTGGAGGGCCTGCAGAAGATCACCGAGAATATTACCCAGGATTTCGTTAACCGTTGGCTCGTATCTAAAGGGAAGCCCGAGGACTCGATCGAAATAAAATTCGAGGAGCTCTCAAAGGTCAAGCTCACAGCCTCAGAGGTCCAGGAAATGTATAACACTGGAGTTATAGAGCGCGACGAGTTCCGAAAATGGAGCGGTTTCTATCTAGTGAACGGGGAAGAAGCTGAAGAATAACGATTATATAAAGAGGTTAAAAGAGGTTAAAAAATGGTAACTATTAATATAGTACCTGCAAACACTCCAGCCTATACTGTGGACGACGAGGGAGCTATCCATATTGTCTTAAAGGATACAGCGAACACCTACACAGACGGCAGCAACCCGCAAAAAGATTTTATTGTCATTCCGAAAGAGCAAACGATGCAGGGTCTAAACAAGGCTCTGACTCTGGCAAAAGAGGAAGCTATCGATTATTTCAGGAAGGAAGCTGAAAAAATTGCTTACCGTGAGTTGGTTCTTTACGGCATGAGCCACGTAACTATCCCGGAGGTAATCTTCTCAGGCGATCCGTCGAAGTACGAGAAGATCGAGAAAGTCGGAGTTAACAAGGACGAAATTATTATCGCCGATTCTATCGAGGTGCAGGCCATAACCCCTGAGATCTTCGAGGTTACTGCCTCCGTGATAGGGAAGGATCAGGACAGATCCCAGGCTAAAAGGGTTAAGGTCAAGTGGAATAAAAACTCAGGGCTCGACGAGTGCAGGGACCGGCTTATCTCAGCCTTCAATAACACAAAGGCAACACTAGAAGACGCAGTCCGGGCCCAGCTTATGCAGGGCATAGGGACAGTTATACCAGAATAAAAACAGTGGTTTAAATGAGCTTTAACAGTGTGAAAGTAATAAGCAGCGCAGCAGTAAGCGCAGGGGCTACAAATGACCCGGTAGTCGTGAAACTGGAAGACACCTTAAACCAGATAATTATCTATGTGGTAAACGAGGGAGACAGCACAAATTTAACGGTAAATGTAGGCTCATCCCCTGACGGGGTTAATAACGCTCCCCTGCAGCAAGTTACTTTAAGCACAGCTTTAAGGGTCGCTCAGATCCCCGTCGATGTAGTACCTGCTTACCTTATCTTTACGGCTACTAACCATGACGCCACAAACGCGACAAAATACAGCGTTATAATATCACAGAGGGCTTAAAGTGATACTACGTACCCCTTCGGCCCCCTTCGAGCGAATAGATCCCCAGGGGGAGTCTATCACAATCGAGACAGAAGGAAAAACCTTAGTAATTCCAACAGGAAATCATGATATTCTCTCAAACTTAAATGAGTATACACTTTCCAGAAGTGGAGAGGTTCTTGAAATTGGTACATATACGCTAACTGATGCAGAATTACAATATATGATAAAACCTTGGATTGCTCTATATGATCCTGCTAAAACAGTATTAAACTTTTTTTTATTTACACACAAACCTAAAAAACTACAATATAAAATTTCCAATGTAGTAATAAACTCAGCGCAATTCCAAACGGCTGACGGTGTGAACTTTGTCACAGCAGACGAAACAAACTTTCTTGTAAATGTTACTGACAAATATATTACGCAATTAATTTTATTCCCCGGTAATGGACTTATCTACTACGGGCAAATCACTCACTGCGATTTAACGCGGGACACAGATTCAGACTTAATTCCTGATATATTGGGGAGACATCCTTATCATTTTGTAACAGCAGACGGGGCAGCATATACAACTGCCGACGGCGCGTATTTTGATTTTTCACTTCTTTTTGATGGATCGGTAACAAAATTTTTAGAAGCTTACGGAATGGTGATATAATGGCAAACTACATAAGCATAATTCCAGATGGGGAGACAGTTGATGCCCTTCTTACGACCGTGCAAAATTCTAATCTTTCCGCGACACACAAAATAACACGTTCTGCAACTATTGTTGTGGCTGCTTCGGATAGTTCGGAGAAGAGTAAGGCACAAGCGGATTATATTTGTGATGGGACGAATGACGAGGTTGAAATCCAGGCAGCTATCAGCGCACTTTCGGCAACCGGAGGACGAATATTATTATTAGAGGGAACATATAATGTTACAAACATTTCGTGTGACGTTGATGATATTACACTAGAGGGCGAAGGGAGATCAACTGTACTCAAACTGAATAATGCTGCAAATTCTTCAATAATTTCGATTGGAAAAGCAGGAGAATCGCACTCAAACATAACAATAAAAAATGTAACACTTGACGGGAATAGTAACGAACAGTCTTCAGCAGCAAATAAGAGCGCACTACTATCAATCCCGTACACGGTATCAAATATTACACTTGAATCAATTTACTTTACAAATTCATACGCATGTGCGATTAAAACGGGTTCTTCAGTTGCGTCAAATGTATCTATAATACAGTGTGATTTTTACGATACTGATAAATCCGCACTTGGTAATCATGTAGTTGACCTGAACGGCATAACTCAACTCGTAATTGACAATTGTTATATTAATCTTTCAGGGAGCGGAACAACTATCTCTGATGGTTTTGGGATACGTGGCTGTACAGATGTGAATATTAGCAACGTGTCAATATCCAATATCAGTGGACACTGTATAATGATCGCAAACGGATCAAAATTTGTTAACATTGATAACGTGAATACGTGGGGCAGTAGGCTCGAAGGAGTGTGTGTGGAATGGCAGGCGGATGGTACACATGGTTTAGATGGTATCTATAATCAAGACATAAATATTAATAATGTTACCGTAAACCAAACCTCTATGTACGGGATATATGTAGAGGATGCAATAGGGGTCAATGTGTCAAATTGCATTGTAAATGGACCGGTTTTACTTAACCACTATTATGCAAACAATTGTATGGATGTAAACTATGTTAATTGCATTGCGCGTGTGGGCGTAAATGCAAAATATATGTTTTATTCGCTTGAGAATGCAACTAATGTTAGTTATGAAAATTGTATGGCACACCCCAGTACAGCTGGTGCACGTGGTTTCTCGTGTCTAGCCGGTGCAAAAAACATAATTTTTAACAATTGTTATGTTTATGACTGTGACGGTTATGCATTTATGATTGCAGCAGACGGAACAATTGTGAAAAACTGTACTCTCTCAGAAATCAAAACAACTACAAATCCAGTTGGTATAACTGGAGCTAACTGTCAATTTATTGGCAATACTATCAAATACGCAACCGGTGTAACTCCTACACAAGATATCGTCATTACAGGGGCAAACGCTACAGTTATTGATAATAAATTAGTAAAAGGGAACATAACAGATTCTACAGGTACAGCAGTTTTCAGGCGTTTTGTTCAAACTTTTACAGACGTCAAGGCGAGTGTCACAAATGGCATCTGTTCAAGCGTCGATTTAAGTACAGCCGTTCCAATTTCCTTCACTCTGGCTGGACAGCCGGATTATCCTCGCAGTATCAAATTCGCATTCGCGTCTCATGCTAACATTACAGCGTTTTCAATAACGATAACGGGCATAAATTCTTTAGGGGCTAAAGTTTCAGAAACTT